CGTACATAGAAATGTTACTCATTTTAAATTACTCATACATTTTTTACACACAAAAGTATTACCACCCGGAAGTTTTATAATAACCATATTATTACCACATTTACTACATTTCTGATTACTATCTTCTTCTTTAAAATTACCACGATTAATAGATTCGTCTAAAATGTACCTAATAGTTTTTAGTTTAGCTGGACCAATACCACGTATTTTTAAAAAATCTGTATCCATCAAATTAAGAATCGCACGTACTGTACCATATTTTTTAAGTAAGTTCTTTGCGCTTGATGAATCTAACCCAAACATTTGTCTAATAGTATTCACTCTCAAGTCTTTAGACAATTTTACTTTCCGTTGTGGAATCGCATCCATTTGACCGTTAACAACTTTTTGAATGCACTTAATCATCATGATAAATCCACTTTGATGTACATCAGCCACTTTATCAATCATCCATACTACTGATCTAAAATTATACTGAATAACTGCCATTGCTATAATCTCCTCAACAATGTGAGTCATTACTCTAAACGGAATATTTTTAAGAACATCTTCTAAATTCCCGGTAATAATAAGTATAGCAAATTTTTCATTAGAAAGTCTTTCAAATTGTTCTGCCATACGTGGTTGATAATAACTAGATAACAAATCATCTAAACGTTTACGCTCAATTACAACTTGAACCTCTGGCTCTTCATCATTATATACAATAACATCTCCAGTCATTAATTGTCTAATATCATGCTTAAGTCCTTTAGCATCTAATAATTTCCTAAACTTAATAGGTTCTCGGGCGTCTAATATAATACCCATATTACTAAACTAATAACTCTCTAATTTTCTTTGATACATTTCTAAGATTACTAAGTTTGTTTACTAAATCTTCAATAATATACTTTAGTGGTTCATCTCTATTTAAAACAAAATATTCTACTACACTAGTGTTAGTTTTAGATATGAGATTTAAATCTTGAAGTTTATTTAGAATTCGATAACTCTTACCTCTTTCTATTCCAGTACGTAACATTTGTGAATTTGAAACCACTTTGTTAGCAAACAATATTGAAAGCATATATGCTTCATTTTCAGTAAAATCAATAGATAACAATAGTTCCTCTATTCGTTTATCACGATCTACAATAATTAATGCTTTATTTTCTAACTCATGGTCTAACACATCAATACAAGCATCTAAATATCCTTTAACATCTTTGTTTTTATTCTTTTCTAATTCAGTCTTTAAAAATTTTAATTGTCTCTTCTTAAGTATTCGTAATGCGTTTTTCATTAATTTTTTGAGTTCATCCACTCTTTAGCTTTTGATTCTATATCGTATTTATATAAAACTTCAAATACTTCATCGTAAAAAGAAATTCCTTTCCTTTTAGATTCTTCATCAAGCCACTTTATTCCATCAGCAAGCTCAGGATCATATTCAGAGAACTCTACGAGTTCATCAACCATTTTCCTAAAGAAAGTATGTGATTCAAGCATTATAAAACTCTTTTACCTATTATAAACAATTCAATATGCCAATTTCTATTAGCACTACGCCATATTTCAAAATAAAATCTTGTTTTATTAAAATGTCTAAAGGCATGATATTTATTAAAATTAATAGCTATTCTAAACGACGCTTTTTTAAGACTAATATAACTAGTCATTTTTCTTCTCCAATATTTTATTAAGCTTTTCAGCCATAAATCTACATATCCCTCTATATAAGTGTGTTTCTATCTTTATACCATGTTTTCTCAATGCTTGCTCATCTCTCTGAAGTGAAGGCAAATCAAGAGAATCAAGAAATAAACCTATATCGGGAGAAATAATATTCCTAGCTGATGCTGAGTTTTCATCTAATAATTGATTAACGTTATCTAAATTCCTTTCATACAGATGCATTGAATCAGACTTATGTATATAAGTTCCTAATTTCAAATATGCAAACATCTCAGGATCAGTTACCTTTAAACAATTAAAAAAATGTTCTTGTAATAATGTAAACGAAAATACATCATAAATCAAACCCATGAATGCATCATTACTTCGCATTTGTACTAATAAATTTAATCTATTTTCTCTTATCATAAAATGAAGATTCATAGTACACGGCACATCTTTCGATGGCATATCAATATCATACTGATAATGAACTGTTATCACAGCTTGTCTAGTAGATGGATCATCTTTCATTTTAAGTATAGCATTAATCCATTGATTCGGAAAATCATCATGATTACCGAATATTCTATATCCATACGCAGAATTAAGTGTTACCTTATCATCAGAATATTCTCTCATTTTAGGTAAATAATATTCAATAAAATCTAACCTATTAGTACCTGATAAATACCAAAGAAACTCCGCTGAAGCATACGTATAATTATGTTTACGAACATTTGAATAAAGCAATCTCTCTTGTGGGTCAGTCAATACAAGATTAACATTAACAAGTTCACGCGTTAACATTCTTCTTGGTTCAATAGTAATCCCCTCATGAACTAAATCAAATTGTAACTGTTTATATAAATCTGTAAAATTATTTTTTTCTATAACATGTACAAACTTCATCACTACATTATATCAAATATATTTTCTGCAATATCTATTAAACATCCACGTTTATACTTACATCTAAAACAATAAAAATTTAAATTTCTACGAGGTGGTTCTTTCTTATTTATATCCGCAGCTAACCTTGGAATTGACTCTTCTAACACACGTTCAGTTAACACTGAAAACTTAGAAGTAAATACTGCTTCAGTCGTAGGATTAATTAGCATCCATTCATAGACTTCATAATCCTTAAATTCAGGAAGTTGTTCAATAATACGTTTATAATAATATAATTCCAATCTTAATTTAGTTAATTTATAAGACTTTGCTACATCATAACTATGTCCTGTTTTATATTCAGCAAGTCTAAGTTTCCCTGGTGAAATATAATCAATTCTATCAAAATGTCCATTCCTATATATATTATTTTTTTCATCTATCATTTCAACAAATTTCTCTATATATAATGGAATAAATCTTTGAACAATACCAGTATTAGATTCACTATATAACTCAATAAATCTCTGCGCTTCAATACCAGCATACCAATGAAAATATTTAAGACATTTTTCATGAGTTGTTTGACTAAATTGACTAAACAAATACTCTTCTAATACTTTCCATGAATCTTCATTATTATTCATCATTTTTACCATATCATTAATATCAATTTCAGAATAAAACTTATCCATTTCTTTATGAAAAATTTGTCCTAATAATAAAGCAGGATCTTTAAAATTAAATTTATTATATTCCCCATATTCTGGATCTCTAACACTATACCAACTTTGCCTTGGACATACCTTCCAACTCATCAACAACGACTTTCTTACTTTATTAAATTCTAATTCTTTCATTTAAATTAATCCTTTAGCGTGTAATATATCACACGTTTTACATTGTCTTCCACCATATTTTCTTATACGTGTATTTTCTAGTGTAAATTCATGTCCTCTAATGCAATGTGTTTTATCTTTATTTACAATATAATCTTCCCTTTTTGGATGATATATATCTGCACATTTACGACAATACGTACCACGTCCATCTGGTCTAATGTACGTATTTTCAGGAGTTCTCTTATGTCCATTTTTACAATATCCAGCATGTTGTAAATCAGTATTACCTCTAAGATTATTTTCATGATTAGTTACTTCTTCTAAATGTTGTGGATTTACACAATTTTTATTACTACAAACATGATCAATAACTAATCCCTGTTCTATTTTACCATTCACTAATTCATACATTATCCTATGTACAGGCTTATTCATTATATTATTTATTCTAATATACGGATACTCATGTGCGCGACCGCCGATCCATTCCCAACATTTCGATATATCTTCTGGTATTATAATTTTCTTGATAATTCTCTTAACTGTAGATTTAGGTAGAATTAATTTATTCTCATTATCATAATTTAAACTTTGCATTACACTTTCCATGACATTAATAATGACTTACGAATTTTGTTAAATTCTAATAGTTCCACATTCGATACCTAGTTCCTTAATAACATCTCTTAACCGTTGTTCAATAGATCCTCTTTTTAAAATAAACGTATTTGAATATTGTGAAGCTTTTATAAGAATATTCCTAAATTCAGCATCAACACTATCCTGAAATTTCGTATTAGTAGATCTATCTTTATCCCAAGTAACAAAATCTAACGGTTCACAATAAAGTAATCTACTAGGAAATAAAGCAAAATGATCAATTAACATGTTTTTAAGTACCTCTTTCTGACTTATTGTAATAGCGGTAGCCACCATAATATAAGGAATACTATCAAGCACAGATCTATCTAGAACTATAAAATCAACACTTCTTCGTTCAGCATTTTTTCGCGTTTCAATATCTGCAACAATATATCTACTAGCAATGTAATACTGTGATTCAAAATTAGTTTTTTCATTTATAATAAATCCAAACTGTTTAGCATCTCTTGCAATACTTTGTTTTACACCTGAATATCTATCGATAACAGAATATTTATGTTTCTGTAACCATCTAACAAGTTCTCCTCTAGTAGCAGTTTTACCTGTGCCTTGAGCACCTGTAAAAGTAATAATACGTGTCATTTTATTTCCACTTTTTTAATTTAGTAACAATTAATTGATAGTAACCAAACATAAATACTAATCTAGCAAATTCAACATAACCTTTTTCAGGTTCAGATTCATTGACATAAGGCAATAATCCACTTCTATCTATTCTATACTGTTTTGAAAGATTACACCAACCAAAATTAAAAATCAGTCTAGTCTTGCCAAAATTAAAACGAAAAGCTTTTGCCTTTACAATTACTTTATTCAATATCTAAATTCTCCTATCAACTTATCTTGTTCTATTCTACAATATCCACAATGACAATAAAATTCAGTTGGTTTAAGATTTGATTCATATCCACCAGTAATCATTATACTACTACAGTCTGGACATATTTCTTTATTTGATTCTATATCAGTCAAGGCATACAAAAAATCCATCTTTTATGTTATGCAATGTTAAAGGCTTACTGCATTTTGGACATCTAGCTGATATACGTCTATCTGCTCTATTTACATGTGCCGTCTGATAAGCCATTGCTGCTAAATTAATTATGTTTAATAATTTACGACGTTCAGAATCTATTGACATACTATCAATATATTCATTAACCTCTTTTTTAATTCTTTCTTTATAATGTTTATCATCTTGCTCTAACCATGTATTTCCGTAGTTAGGAAATTTAATCTTTAATTGTTTTATACATTCTTTAATTATAGTATCAAAATCAGGATCGATTCTACCAATATCTCCATTCATCTTCCATGCCCCCATCCTTTAAACTTATTTATATCTATTTTTTTGTCTAATTTTATTACATTCTTTACATTCAATACTAGTTTTATCAGGTTTAAAATAAGTATTTTCAATAGTTCTTTTATGTCCATTTTTACAAAATCCTTTTTGAGTTAACAAACTTCCACCTTTTAATTGATTCTCTTGATGTGTAACTATCTCTAAGTGACCAGCATTAACACACCATCTGTTACAACATTTATGATTTAATTCTAAACCTTCTGGTACTTTACCTATAGTTAATTCATATAAAATTTTATGAACACGATTACTAATTCCAGATCCTAAATTGAATGTTGCATATCCTGATTTACTATAAGATCCTTTCCAATCCCAGCATTCATCTCCATTTAGAGTAATAATAATTTTATTTCTTATTTTATTTACCATATTCTCAGTTAAAATCATTTTATTATTATTATTATATTCAGTCATTTTTTCTATTCCAACCTTTAAACGATGAACAGTTCCAGCATCTAGTTTTTAATCCACCAACAACTATAATACCAGTATCATCACAATCTGAACATTTAACCATTTCTTTCGGTCTTTATTTTATTTAACATTTTTTCCAAAACAATACCAGCTAAATTCTCGCTTCTTGGAATCCATTTAAAATGAGATTCAAAATTATTCAATGATACAATATTCATCTCTCTAATAGCATTATCATACAATTTTTTTAAATGAATCCGTTTAACCTTATATTCACCAATCATTTGTTTAATTATTAATTCACTGTCACCTAAAAATAAAACTTTATCTAATCTTTGATAATAATTTCTAGCGTACTTAACAGCCTTTACTAAAGCAAGATACTCTAATTCATTATTTGTTCTTGGTGTATTTATTTCTTCGGTAATAGATATATTTCGATTCTCATCAAAAACACATATCACGTGAAGTGAACTTCCACCATCAAAATAAATCTTATTAATCATCTAAAATATTTCCTTATAAGCACGTCTAACTGTCCAATACCAATACTTTGAGACTTTGGAAATTCTATAGTCCATGCTGCTAACAATTGAGCACTACATGCTGCAGAAAAAAAATCCCCTTTTGCAAGATAACTATCTCGCATTCCGCGTAAAACATTAATATACAATTCTTTTATTCTATTTTTCCTAATTTGATGAGCCATTTCTCTAATGGCAGCTTTACTAGTACCAAGTCCAGTACCTCTACTAAAGACTTTCGCAGGAGTAGTTGTTTTCCATTTAGTAATTTTCTCATAGTCTTCTTTAGTTACGCCCATACATCCAGTGTCACTTGGTTATTAATCATCATAATGTTGTTAACATTCCTTTATTACTTAACGATTTACACGATTTACAGTACCTACTTCCATCTTTATTAAATCCTGTATTTTGTTCATCAAATTTATGTCCTCTTATACATATAGTTTTAAAAGTATTATGATTAATACCTGGTTTTCTATCTAATCTATCAGGATGATAGATTCCTAAACACTTACGACATTGCACAAATCCATTTTTACGTATATAAATATTATCTAAAGTTCTTTTATGCCCATTTTTACAATAATCATTATGTCTCAATTTAGTATTACCTCTTTTTGTATTTTCTCCCATTGTTACAATTTCTAAATGATTAGGATTTACACAACTTTTATTACAACATAAATGATCTATAACTAATTTTTCTTCTATTCTTTCAAATATTAATTCATAAATTATCCTACTTACATGTGCGCTTTTAGAATAACAAGTACTCCATCTTGCATATCCTTTTGGCGAATGTATTCCTTTCCACAACCAACATTGTGTTATATCTTTAGGAATTATTAATTTTTTAATAAATTTATCTAATACATCACATGGTAAAACTAATTTATTTACATTATCATATTTAGTCATTATTAACACCACTGATCTAACGCAACTTGGTTATTGATAGATACATCCCAATAGGTTCCTAATGATTCGAGAATAGGTTCAAACTTAGCTTTAATAATCTTATCAAACATAGTATCATAATCAATCTTAAACTCTGGTGGTATAGCATGTCCATCTTGATAACAGATAACTTTAGTCTTAGGATATTTAAATTGATTTTTAACATAAATAAGTTTAGGCATAGTTTCAGGTTCAAATTCAAATTTAAGTTCTGTCTTCGCGTATCTATATCCGTCAGCCCATGGACCCTTAGCGTCTTCAACATTAACTGATCTAGGCATAGAAACATAATCCATTGTATAACCATGAAATGCATCTTTAACATCTCTTAAATATTTAACAGCTAACTTATAATTACCGTCTTCCATAAGATTAAAAAATTTGCGCATAACATCTTTCAAAACTTTTGCGCTATCACTTCTACGTAATTCAAATCCTTTATAATATAACTCATTAACTTCCTTCATTTCTCGTGGACCACTTTCAACATGACTAATAAATCCAATATATCTCTTTTTAGCTGAACCTTCATCTACTTTATATAATTTTGTTTTTCTTTTTTTAGAAACTTTTTTACTAAACATAATCCATTTAAAGAACTTCTCATAATTAACTTTAATTATAGATTCATTTATACCTAATTTTTTCATATAGTCTACAGCCATTTTATCTATTATATCAGCAGCAATAAATCCATCGTTAACATTATTCATTTGAACAAATAATGAATCTGTATCACCTGCAATAACATGAAAACGATCTGATTCTAACTTTTCAGCAGTCATTAAAACAGTATCACGTGCAACTTTAGTGATAATATTAGCACAATCTTCATTAAATAATCTAAATCCATTAAATCCCATAACACCATAAACAGAAGCAAGAACTCCTTTAGCTACTTTTTCTTCATTATTGTGAAGAGTAAATTTTTCTGTATCATTATCTTTAGTTGCTTGCGCTCTATTGGATCTAATTTCTTCCCTTAATTTTCTCATCTCTTGAATAACTTCAGTCATTAATCCTACTTTATATTCTTTTTTGTACAAATAATGTTTAGCAGTATAAGAATCCACAGTAATACAATGTATACGCCTATCTTCAGATAAATCCTTTTCATAAACTAAACATTCAGGAGAAATATTCAAACCTTGAATAATACTTGGATACAAACTAGCAGCATCAAGTACACCTACATTCTTATGTACACCGGCTTTTGTACCAAGAACTTTTGCTCCTGTAATTTTAGCTTTTTCTCGACCTCTAATAATATTAGGAAGAATACGATTCTTTTTAAGCAAAAAACTAAGACAATCAATAATTTTAGAATTAACAGTAACATCTTCAAATCCACAGCCATAAAATTTACAAATAGTAAGGGCACCACCAAGTAAATCCTTCTTTTCAATAATTTGCATAGTTCTTTCAACATCTATTTTACAGTAGTCTAAAATTAGATTAGGATTATTTTCCCATATTTCTTTAACTTGACCACCTAAATCTGTCCATTCAGGTAACTTTTCAGCAGCAGCAACAGACTTTAAATTATAAGAATTAAGCTTTTCAGTTGTAGCGGTTTTCTTAATATATAAATCCATTCCATCAAGAAGAACCCGTCCACCAATATAAAAACTTTCTTTAAATTTACCTTCATGGTCAGTATACTTACTAATAAAAGTTTTACCTCCAGGAAAATAAATACTTAAATCTAAATTATAATCTTCAGCTTTATTTATAAGCCACCCCATATCAAATTTAACATTCCATCCACTTATAATATCAAAATCTAATTCACGGAATTTACTTAAAACTGTCTTAATAAAATCTTTTTCACTAAGATCTAATTTTAATTTATGATACAATTTAGTATAAGAATCATAAATAACAACACAAACTATTTTACCATTATAAGTTTTAAGATCCTCTCTTTTATTAACAACAACTTCGATATCAAAAATTCCGTATCTAACCTCAAATGGTTCAGTTCCAATCTTTGGTTTATAATTATGTAAATCACCTTCTTCTTCTAACGCTTTTGATATAAGTAATTTATCCACATTACTCTCGACAGTAGTAGATATTGATAATCCATCATCTGTCAATACCTCCATCTGTTTATCTTTTAATGCATTAAATCTAGGATCAAGAGTATAAGCTTTTCCTTCATGATAAAGAAACTTATCAGTAATTTGTAAATCTAACATACATTTTTTACTCCAATTAATATCTGACTCATAACCATGATATATTTTACCTAATCTACGCATATCTGATATTTTTTTAACTTTAACTTTCTTAAGTTTTTCTCCATATAAACTCATATATCCATAATATTCACCAATAATACTTGATTTTCTATCTATTTCTTCAATATACTCATCTTCTTTTAAGTAGAAATATATTGGTAAATCTAATATTTTAATAGTACCCCTATTATTATCTTTATCTCTAGAGAAAATATCTAAAATAGGTCTTCCTTTAGTAGAGAAACTAATTCCTGTGTGTACTTTTCTATATATATCTATCATATTAATCCTTTATTTCTTAAACTCATACATGTTCTACACTGTCGTCCACCATTTGATCTTAAATAAGTATTTTCTTTAGTAAACTCATGTCCTCTTTTACAATAAGTTTTATCTTTATTATTAACAAAATCTTTTCTTTCCGGATGATAAATTCCTTTACATTTACGACACCTAGTTGCACCAGTACTTGGTGTAATATAAATATTATCTAATGTTCTTTTATGACCTTTGGAACAAAATCCAGCGTGAGTTAAATCGCCGTTGCCCCTCAATAAATTCTCATCACGAGTTACTTGTTCTAAATGCTCTGGATTTACACATAATTTATTACTACATAAATGATCTATTGTGTAAGATTCTTTAATCCTTCCTTTAATTAGTTCATACATAATTCTATGAACAAATTTACCAGTAAGTCCATATGTACTAAAAGTACCATATCCATTGTTTAACGACGCCATCCATATCCAACATTTACTTTTATCTTTAGGTATGTTAATTTTTGCCATAAAATTATTTAACATACCCTTAGGTAAAAGTAATTTATTATCTTTATTATAATTATCTAAAATATTACTCATACTTGTTTTTCTGCCTTAAGAATATCCATTATCTTATCATATGTAAGATTTTCAATACTATATGTAGATCCAAGTTTATTACCTCTAAATTTATTAAATTTAGCTTTTCGTACAGTGGTTACTTTCCCATCTTGTGCCTGTGAAACATCTTTAGTAAACTCAACATTAATCGCAGTCTGAAATCCTGTATTAGGCCGTAAATCTGCTTCAATATTTTCAGTAATGTCTCTACCTTGATATACAGGTTTAGATTTTGCGGTAACTACTAAATTTGCCGATATATTCTTTAGTTTCTCCCAAGACCATAACCATTTTTGATTGACATATTTCCAATCGAATTGGTCCACATATTCTTGTCCTTCTTTGTTTATATGTTTAGGAATTCTGGCAGTCATCAATGCTTTAAGCCACTCATTATACGCTGTCATTGTATCGACAACAACTGTACCACCTTTTTTCTGTTGAAGTACTGTACACGCAACATCAAAATTCCTTAATGTATTAATTGGATCAACCTTGAATCCATCATAATCTTTTGGATCTGCAAGATTCTCTTTATCGTCATCCAAACTAATGCACCTAATGCGTTGAATATCTTTATCTTTATAGTATTTTAGATTTAAATCTAATCCACCATCTAAATCAACATAATGGATCGGTCCAGGAAACGATAACGCAGTATACGTTTTACCAGATTCTGGCGGTCCCCAAAATATACAACTTATATATGGATTCTTTTCTTGTTGTGCGTGCGCATTTTCAAATAAAGTATCTATATCATACTTTTCTGATGTACTTTGCGTCGTCTCAATATTAGCTGACATGTTTTTCTAAAAAAAAAAGGAATGTTAGGAATAATATCCCATAACATTCATGATGAGTGCATCCTCATCAGTGTCAACGTATTCTCCCGCATCATTCTTTTTTTGTTCCTTCTTAACAGATGTCTGCGCAATCAATGTATATTCAGATCCAATATCAGGTTTACCTAATGCTGGATCAACAAATGCTGTTATCATCTTATCTGTTGTAAAGTCATCAAATGTTCCATTGAAGTTTCCACCTTCTTTCTTTGGATCATTCATAAATCTACATTCACCAGATGTAATAACAAATCTATTATAGAAACCTTTTTCTTTCTTGTCGTGTTTTTTTGCTTCAGTTAAACAGTCACCTAACATAACAATATGATCTTTTGCTATATCAGTTAATACCGTATTAAAATCTACAGCTTCATCTGAAACAGTAAACTTAGTACTTTTTGCTGTTTTAAGTTCTTTTACTATTTCTCCTAATAGATTACACTTTAGTACTTTATGCATTTCAGGCAAACTTGTTGATGAAAAATCGCCTCTCAATGCTATCGTAGACATTTTCCATTCAAGTGTACCATCTTCTTTGGCTAAAACAAGAACATTTCTATTATAACTATGTCCTAATGGTTTACCATAGTTATTGTTCTTAATATTATCACCAAAGGTTTCCTTTAAATCAATGGCAACTGGTTCACCATCAATAAGTTGTACCATGCCTCTTTCAAGAGTTCCCTCTTTATCAGCCTTATATGCGTCCATTGCTGTCTTTGTAGCTTTTCTGTTAAAGTCAGTGAGATTGTACAATCCAACTATACACACATCAAACTTAACTGTTTTGTCTGGTGGACCGCTATACCTGTTGTTTAACTCTCTCATTGCTAGGCGTTCTCTGTCAGGTGAATCCGGCATTTGCGAAATAATTTCTGTTAACTCAGTTTCAAGAACAGCGACCTCTGTTTTCCCTTTCTTTGCAATATTTTGCAAAGCTTGATTTTTATCCATTCTATTATCTCCTTTCTATTTTGTACCAAACTTCGTTAGACTTAACTGCTGTTAAGGCTACCATAAGTTCTAGATTTTCGTCTAGATCAGCAATTTTTTCTCTCAATTTAACAAGCACAAATAAAGGTAACTTCATTTGTCGTACCTTACTTGGTCTTGTATTAAATTCTATAAATTGCTTTTCTATCTGTACTACATTGCGACTAAGTTCATACTCAAATTTAAGCTCAACATTAGTCCAAAGTAGCATCATCTCTGTATTATACTTTATCATTTTAATTTTATTTAGTGAGATAAGATCCTGCACTTCTGTATAAACATAATGATAATCAACACCAAATTCTTTTTTCATTCCATCCGCTAATTGTTTTGTTGTTTTTGGATCATCTTTTAAAAAGTTTTTCATAAAATCATAATGAAGTATTAATTTCTTTGTAATCATCTTTTATTTCCCGTATCCATTAATTTACTCACAGTAGCAACACTATTAATAAGAGACTCTATAACGTCTTCAAGTGGCAACTTAAAATCTTTAATACCCAGTACCATTTTAAGTTCTCCGTTCTGATGAATTTCTAAATAAACGTTAGTCATTTTTTTTATCTATTTCGTCCAATTGCAATTACAAGTACATAATTCTCCACTATATGTTCTATGTAAATTCATACAATGTTCATGATTGCCCATACAACACTTCATACAATGAAATCCTAAACTACTCATTTTTTAATCACTTGCAATTTGAAATTATCCATCAAATCTTTATAATATAAATTCTTTCTCTCTTCTGTAGATATTTTTATCTGTTTAAACCTAGGTACTACTGATTGAATATAAACATCTAAATTAAATTTTAACTTTAAAAACAAGGAATCATGTTTGTGATAATCCTTTTTAATATTAAGATTCAAAAATCTCACATGTTTATTATAATACTTTGTATCACTATAAGAAATTTTTCCTCGCCCTCTTCTTGAGTGAATACGAATAAATCGTTTATAATTAACAAGATTAGTCTTCAAACGATCCATTTGATTAAGTCCTAGAAAATATTTTCTACTTATATCACCATTATGTCCACCAAAAGTTGCTGGTCTAATAATACCTAAAGTTTGTTGAGTCACAATTATACATGGTTTCATAACATGTCTAAACATCATACTAGTAACGTTATACGTACCGCAGTTATGCGTTTTACAAATATATCTAGTAAATATTGGCGGTTTCTGGAATTTAGAAACATGCTTACTTTTATGTCTACTTTTACAATTTATACATATTGATTCTACACCTACTACCATAAAAAAAGAAGAGGTGGTATTACCACACACACTACAAACTAGTTCTACAGTCATGTCGTTGACTCCTTCATCTTAACTGTATCAAATGTTGGTTTCAAATCCGCTGGCACAATATCATCTGTCAAAAATCTCATTGCTTCTGAAACAACAAATGATGTTTTTGCATCGATAAACATTGAGCTCTTCCCAATTTGCCACTTAAGCAAATGATCAGTCTCATCATTCTTTCTTTTATGTAACGAGATAACTAACTTGTTCTGTGTGTTAGGTAAATCTAATTCGTAACTATTCACCTGTTCATAGTCTTCGAATATATCACGTCTGGCCCGAGGATGCTTCTCTTTAAAAGATCGTAGAAAATCTCCCCGTGTCTCTTGTGTTCTATCAGTTGGTTTCTCGTTTCCCATTTTGTTCTCCCCATTACATCTTTGCGATGCTAAGTTTTTATTATATCGATTCGATTACAAGGATTCTGTAATCACCTGATTTATATGGGCTGCACATACTTTCTTATTCCACAGGACACCAATAGCATCTTCGGAACAATATGCACAAGTACCGCTTACGATATAATCATTATTTGGACCTTTCCCAGAAGAACTTACTGATTCTTTTTTTTCTATCTCATAACAACTCAAACACAAAGCCTTATATGGACCTGCCATATATTGCTCACCTTTTTGAATTTCTTTGTCACATTTACTACAATTCTTTTCGCTATTACATTCTCGTAAAACTAATGAACTCATGATATCACTCTCACTGGTTTTCTATTAGGATTTTGTTCAAACCAACATTTAGTGCATGATGGATAAGAGCCCCATTTTCCTTTTACTTGTTCTCTTACATAAATTACAGAGTCTTCTGTCATTTCTATACCACAATAAACACAGCGTTCTTCATTAATGTCTTCCATTAAATTTTCATCTCCATTAAATTTACAATAAATGATAAAGGACAACCTTGGAAACCTCCTTTATCACACATGTTACAAAAGCCTTGAAACGCTGGAAGGGTCCAACCAAGATTAACACTTGTAACTATAATCAAATCTTCATCTCCGATAAATTCACAATAACAGCTCCATCAGGGATCTGTTTCTGATATCTCTCTTGGGCTAAAGTTTTCTTTTTCTTATCTAAAGCCTGCCTCTTCTCAAACTTAATAACATTAAGTTTTTCTTTCTCACTATTAATTAATCTCTTTGAAACTAATCCCGGTAGAATCTTCTTCTTATTCTGTTTAATTACAAAAAATTCTCCCATAATATCATGACCATTGTGTTTATTTAAATTTTTATCATTAACAATTATTTTACATTGAATACATGTGAAAAAGTCAAATTTCATTAATTTAAATTTCATAGTAGTATATATATACAATCTATAGTATTTAAAGGTTGTCGTATTTATTCATTTTTATATCATTTATCTAAAGAAACGTATATATATACCAACAACGGTATATTCTATATTACTATAGAAATCATAGATTATAAAAAACGATATAGACAATCTGATAAAGGTAGATTTGCTAGACATAAAGCTGAAATTAAACATAGACTTAAAATAAAGAATATGTTATTTAATATTCTTGGAGGTAAACAATGTATCAATTGTAATTTTACTGATGTTAGAGCATTACAATTTGATCATATAGATAGTGGTGGTACTAAAGAAGTTATTGATAAATTCCAACGCACTAGCTTTTATATGCACAAATATTATACTAAGCATCCTAAGGAAGCTAAACAGATATTGCAAGTATTATGTGTTAACTGTAACTGGATTAAACGTACTATCAATGGTGAATGTTTAAGAAATAAGATTAAAGACCTTACTGAAAAACAAATTAAAATGCGTAAGAATAAATCTAAACAACATATGGATAGAAATATAAGAATGTACAATTTACTCGGTGGATCTAGTTGTAAACATTGTGGAATTACCAATTATTACACTCTTCAGTTAGATCATATATATGGAAGTTGTAAAGAAGATGTAAGAGAATTTGGTGATTATGATAAAATGTTAACTTTTTACTTTGCTAATCCAGAAATAGCTATTCGTGATTTACAAGTATTATGTGCAAATTGCAACTGGATCAAAAGATCAACAAACAATGAACTTACAAATAATTCTTTTAAATCTTAAAAAAAAAAAGAATTTGATACTCACTTATGCAAGCGAGTACCACCCTGTCTTGGGCCTTTGTAGTGTCCCTGCTTTCATCAATCCAAATAATATATTGGATGGATTCTTCAATTCGACATCTGCATCAGCAAACAATTTCTTGATATCTTTACCACAGAAATGTTTGCCTGGGTTTGCCTTAAAAATCTGTACTATTGCATCAGTATACTCACTGCCACCTGCTGGCACTGTATCTTGAGCAATCGATTTCGATTGGCTTACGATTTGTGATACGTCCATGTTTTATATAGGCGGTTCAATATATATATATGTTGTTAATGCTCACTAGGCAAAAATGTCACCTTGTACTTTCTTAGCATAATTTTGTTTGTGTTCATTATTATCACATCTTTTTATCCAATTACAATTCGCACACAATACTTGTAATTTTTCTTTGGCTTCTTTTTGATGTTTTAAATAATAACACACCATCACATGTGTATTACCAAATCTTTTCATATCTATTCTACCACCTCCATTGATGTGATCAAATTGAAGAACTCTAAAATCGTCAAAATTACACTTTACACATTTATGACCACCTAATATACTAAATAATCTTCCTCTTTGTTGAATTCTATATACATTATATGCTCTCTTCCTTGATGCTATACCTCTTGCTGTTTTTTGCCATTTTCTAATACTTTCTTTATGATTTTCAGTTGTCATATATATATGTCTAATAAACCTATATATATAAACGTTATGTATTTGAGATTAAACGTAAACACTTATAAATTATCATGTGTATATATATATGCACATAACTATGAACGAATTTGAATTCAGAAAACAATTATTTGATTGGAAAATAACAGAAAGGTCAACGATTATTCCAACAACAGCAGAGATACGTTTATATGGACAAAAGTTAAAGACAAAAATTATTTCAAAAGAACACCAGTATTTAATATATAAATGTATTGAGCCATTAGAAATTCCAGATGATTTATATAAACGTTTGTCTGAAGAAATGAAATTAACAGATTCTCAGATCCTTAAATTTATTCAGAAAACTTATCAACAGAAATTAGTAGATATTAGAAAAAGTATTCTTAAGATTCAAAGAGATTGGAGTAGGAATTGGTGCCGGTATAGAGCTAAAAAAATAATAAATGATCTTAAATATGATGATATATATGCAATTTGCGATTTAGCAAATCATAGAATTGTGCCTATAGAATTAATACTAAAAATCGTATTTGATGTATCAAGTAAGTACGGAGAATATAGGAGAGTAAAAGCTAAGGAAGAAGTATATATGGATTCTCGCGTATTAGCAACTTGGAATGAGATGAAAGAATATGCATCTAGAACAATCATACATCCTAAAATATCTTAATTATTTTATTCGAAAAACCTAGTAACTTTTAAATATGCCAATATATACTCTATATTATTTTAATTTCTTAAAAATTTAATGTCCTTTCAATTCTTTTTTAATCTTTTCATCTAATGGTAAAATTTCTACTTTCTTTAATATAACACCAATTTCTGGAGTATCGCCTGCAGTTGGACATTCTCTCGTTCCTATAGTATATGATGAATAACCTTCATCTGTCATTATTATACATTGACCTTGCTTTAATCTCCTAACCTTAAACGATATATCATCACCTACTAATAACTTTAATGTATTCAAATCTATTGGTAACTTCATATTAAAAATAATATAATTCTTTGTTTGACCTAAAGGAGTTTTATCAAGCATTCTAAATCTCTGAGAAATTAATGTAAACCCAAATCCATTCATTCGCCCTTTAGTTATACATCTAGTTAAGACTGCTTTACATTCCTTCATAGTTCCTGTTTGTCCAAGGAACGCATCAGCTTCTTCAATCATATAATGTCTAGGTTTCTGATTTTCTTTATGCCATTGAAACACATATTCAAAGAAATCTGCTACAAATTCCTGTGCAAAAAACTCATCAAATTCACTTAAATCTAAAATAAAACTATAACCTTTTTCCATGATTATTGGCATAACCAAATCAATCTGATCAGTACCAAAATCACCATGATCTCCACCAATTATAATACATTTATTATATTTATTTCTTAAAACATAATGAATCCCCATTTTATCAATAACAGCCAGAGGCCATGATTCTTTCATGTACTTTTCTTCTATTAATCCTGCTGAATAAGTTTTTCCATAACCTGTGTTACCCACTAGTGTGGTGATCTCCGTGACCCTTTTACTCGTATACCAATTTTCTAGATTCTTAATAATCATTTAGTGTAATTACTAATTTTCCCATGCAAAAAAAAAGAGGGGTTCTCCTACTCTTCCTTTGGAGTAGGAGCAGAAATGTTTCCATCAAACTCGGATCTATAACTAGTATAGACACCTTTCTTGACTTGGCTACATTTCCTTGAATTCTTCATAGCAAAGAGAGTGTTTCCTATCTTCGTTATTGCAACGCCGTTGTCATTTAAAAGCTTTGACAGATCTTGTGATCTGAAATACTTTTCCTCATTTGCGCTGAAGATTGCTGATAGGACTTCTATCACTTCGCTACTATTGCCTCCACCGACTGGCACTTCATCGTGTCCAACCTCTTTGGCTCTCTGAACAAGGTCTTTAATGTCCATATATTATAGAGTGTTGAGATAATATATAAAGGTACTCCTTTTAGTAATTTATCTAGATTATCTCAATCACTACTTTATTTGCGTTCAAGAATATAATTAATTGAATGTGCTTACAATTCCCATTAACATCTGTTCCCGTCTTATATTTAAAACTTGGACAGTCACAATACCATACATCATTTTCATAAACTACAACATAGCTCTGATTCTTCTGAGTTATTGATTTAACCTGATAATGAACTTGTTCTTTTCCACTTGTCTCACTTTTTGTAATTTCTTTAAATACTATTTTCTCTTTTGTCAAATGATGCTCAACTAACTTAGAAAAACTACTCAAAAGGACTTACTCCCAATACATAACACTTTAACCATAAAGCTCCTAATCCCATTTTATAATACAACATTGCATAATCTGTTGGATCAATATTCTTTCTTTCTTTTATATATTCATTAGCAACTTTCCAATATTCGTCTATTGCATTTTGTTGTTTTTTCGATTTAATCATTCGTCTTCTCTCCTATTAACAAATTCACCATCTCTCCATACTAATGTATCATCTATATAAATACAGTTTTCTATAATTTCTATTAATGGTTTCTTCCATAAAACTATTAGTTTCTCTTTACTCATTTTTATCTAATCTCCTTTTTGACTCCCAAATTTTCATAGATAAATAGATACTACCAACACATAAAGTAAGAATAACGTATGCACCTATTAGGTTTTGAATAATCTCAATCATCCTCTATCACTCTTAATCTATATACTTTTTTTGTTCCATGTAACTTTGACTCAAGCGTGCCTTTATCACCTAATTTTTCAAGATGACTTCTTACACTTGATTTCCCTAAATCTTTTAATTTATCTATCATATCAATACCACGAAACCATGGATGCATATTTTTATTTTCTTCATATATTAACTTTGCTACTCTAATTATTTCCATAGAAACATCACTCTCTACTATTTCCGTCTTACCAACCAACTTCGAATTCTCGATAATTTTGTTAATGTCCACGCTTATAAGTAGGCACGATAATATATAAAGGGTAACATAAACACTAAAATCCTAGTAACCTTAGTATTTATGAATATACGGCAATTCAACTACTTTCAAGACTGTCTTTCCTTTAATATGTTTTCTACATGCACCAATCATACTATTATGATCGTCTCTTAATATGTAAGACCCTTTTACGATTATATCTTTACTAGCACATGTTTCACATGGTATATCTTCGTTCCATATTTCTACTGAATATTCTATTCCGAGATTAAATTCTGGTTTCCAATATGTTAATAAATCTGGATGCTTTTTCTTTCCTATAATTTTTCACCTCCACTTAACGTGTCAAGTTTCCAACTCTATTACTTACTATTTCATCTGTATATCCACAATTACCACATCTAAACAGTGATATCTCCATAATTAAATTACTATTAAATGCATTAACTCTACATAATACAAATGTCATAGCTCCTACATTACACTTTGGACACTCTTTTTCTGTAATTATTGCTTCCATTTATTCTTCAACCTCTTTATATATCCTATGTCTCGGACAATTCTCATTTAAACATATTATATAAGTTTCATCTGATGGATCTGAGTTTACGTTACTACTTAAACACTTAGGACATAAAATAATAACCATCTATCTTTTCATCCTCTCTTCAGCTTCTTCAATATCTAATCCTGCGATTGGACCTGTATACCATAAAAATACTATACATTCTTTAATAAAAAGAAAAACTTTATAAATCAATGTTCGTATTTCTCCTGCCTTTCTAACTCACTACTTATTTTATCTATATCTTCATCTGACAACTGATTTGCGTATAATTTCTCAATTGTCTTCAAAATTACAGATAAACTATAGGTTTTGTTCATCAATACCTTTACGTCATAATGATATATAAATCATCACCTTTATTCAAAAAACCTAGGAATTCTACAATTATCCAATATAACTATTCTAGATTTCGATTCGAAAAAAAAAATTAATATTTGTAACCACAAGAGTTACAGATAATTTCTCTTATCTCACAATACCAGTATGGACTTATATTCACGTTCTTAACGTTTGTACTTCCGCACTTTTTGCATTTATCTAACATGGCAATATTCCCTGTGTATGCGAATGTACACATTGCCATATATTCCATGTATCTGATATACTTAGTTTTTCCAATATTGATTGGATCCACTTATGTATCATTTTTTTAACCTCTTGCTGTCTTTAATGTCGCAATACCAACAATAGTAAAGATTACTATCCCTACTATAATTCCAGCTATTATTCCTGCCTCTTCTCCAGTAAGCATCATTACAGCCATTCCAACTCCTGCTATTCCAATCAATGCTAGAATAGTCGCAACTATGAATCCAACTATCATAATTAGCATGAAGTTTACAAAACTGGGTTTTTCGTTTCCAGATCCTTCTGTCATTAGTTTTCCTCACTTAATTTGAACATACATATATGTCCGTCGTCCCATCGTATCGGTAGTAGCGTTTCTTTCGTCTTTGTATATGTAACTTGACCACATTTACATTCCCATTCGTACATTATTTTCTTTTTCTCCTCGCTTCTATCAAGACTATACCACGTTTTTTCCACTTATGGACCTCATCCACGTACTATCTGATGTGGCGATTCCGGCTATAACTACACATTCTCCTATATAGTCTAGTATTTGCTCGTGTGTCTTTCCATCTTGTTTCATTCGTTCTAATATTTCGAGGAGAGTCATGTTGAACATTCCCTCTTCATTTCTATGTCACACTGATTACAAAGAAATTTATTTAATTCTAGATTAAGAATTAACTTTGTAGTCTCTGCGTCACATATCTCACATATCATCTCAATCGTTACCTCCATAAAAAACAGCAACACTTAAGAGGATTTCTTCTGTCAGAGTTTCTTGAGTATTCATTAAATACTCACACTCTCGTTTAGAAAATTTCTTCATCAAACCCCTTACGCTGTTATAGTATATAAACAGTAACCTTTATTCATTATATCTTTTCGGCTCTTCTTTACTACAGTTGTCCTTTTTCTACATCCCCTTGTGGTGAACCAGTCTTTTTCTTCTCGAGATACTTAATAACATATATCTCCACAATAACCTTACATATCTTAAATACAGACCAATCAGTGTGTATATGTATATATGTATATATAAGAAAAAAGTGCTCTTATAAGTACTCTTAGTTTATATCTAGACTAAAACTAATAGAAACGTTTATATATATTAAATTAAAATTTAGTCTAAATATAAGATCAGCAAGTATATAAGACATGTTTTTTCTTATATACATATATATATATATATACATAGTTGGAGAGGTTAGTTGTTCTAGATGAGCACAGAGATGACACGAGGTCACGTAAGCCAGTATATACGTGAACACTTATATATATGACATCTCACTGATAGTCAAAAAACCTAGGAACCCTATAGTTTTCTTATATAATGATTCTAATAATCGATTAGAAATAATAAGAATATCAAGGAACCTAATAGGCCTATATAGGGCCCATATACTAAGCGGGCCTAATAGAATAAAAAAAAAGGGAAGAGACTATTCAGTCTCAATGTGCTTGTAGAATCCTCTAGTGGGTAATTTTACTAAGACTCCTTTCTTAGCAAGATTCCACATTTTGTCAGAATACCACTTCGCATTCTTTTCTTGCAAAATTGAAAACATCTGTTTCGCAGTCATAATTTTCTTCGATTGTCGAAGAATTTCGATGACTTTCGTTTCCAATTCTGAAGTCGATTCTGGAACTTCGTCAAAACCTACTTGTCTAGCTTTTGAAACTAAACGTTCAATTTCAGAAGTCTCAGAGACCTCTTTTGTCATTGTCTACTAATAGTCTATGCTCAATATAAATCTATCTAAAAATAGCAACCTATATAAACAAGGAAACCTTTATATATCATTAAATCAACAGCCAAGCAGCCCTGGGCCCATCAGCCCTACAGCCCTTCTACCTATTAAAATATTAATCTAATAAATTAATACTTTAATAAATTAATACATTCACACAATCATACTTTCTTACTTTCACACTTTCTTACGTGAGCCGGGTCACTTCCGATATCGTACAACTTTTATAAATGAATACTTCATTTTATCCCCATACATTTTTTAACTGTGACGGCAATTTGACATAGAGCCACTAAAATTCCAATAACCATATACTATAAGGAATAAAGGACAACGTTTATATGCACTAGATTAGTATATAAAGATATGTGTCGATTTATTTACATATCAGGGGTAGGCAAAAGTATCAAGCATATTAGAACTTGTGCGAACGCTGGGCATAAGATGCACAGCGATGAATATGTAAACAGTCAATGGAGACCAGTCTGATGAAGCCTGGGCAATGTATGTTGTGTCTTAAAGATAGTAGTGTAGTTATTGATAATAAAGTTGTTAAAAAAGAATTAACAAATGAACAGGCAGCAAGAGAGCTTAATGTCCCTCTAACAGAATGGATTGCTCATTATGAATTGCACGTAAGAAACAAACTTATAAATGTAATAGCACATGATTTAGAACCAATAAAAAAGAATTTTTTTGATAAAATAGAAAAAGGAACTGAATCATTAAGAAGACTTATTAGTCTGACTGAAAAGATTTCTAAAAAATTAGAAGATGAAAATATTCAAGGTAATACTAAATTGATCTCAGCTTATGCTCAATTAGAAAAGAATGTTATTTCTGGACTAAAAGAGCTTGCGATATTAGAAGGAGATATTCATGCTGCGACAACAATACATATACAGAATAATACGTTGCAGGTTGATAAATTAATGGCTATAGTAATGGAAAATGCTCCACCATCTTTTAAGAAAATTGTACTTGAAAGAATGGATGCTTTAACAGTATAGAATGCAAACAAGATTAGACGTATCATGTGATCCAACTTTATGGTTAAATTTATCTCAAGCTGAAAAGTTTAAACTTCAACTTAAGTCTGATGAAGATATAGTATTCTTTTGGGAACATCCGAAATTAGGAAATATGAAATTGTGGCCTAGTCAGAAAGAATTATTACGCGAATTTAATTTAAAAACTATTGATGGTAAACGTAAATATAAAGAACTTTTATTGTCAGCAGGGATGAGATCAGGTAAAACTGCCATAGCTGCGTTGATTATTTTAAGTGAACTAAAAACATGTCTTATGATGGACAGTCCACAAAAACATTATGATTTATTACCAAAGGAGGAAATTTTATTTTTAGCAACTGCGAGTACAGAAAAACAGTGCCATAGAACTATTTTTAAAAAGGTAATTGCGTTTATAGAAACTAGTCCATATTTTTGTTCGTTTGAACGTGAGATGGAATTAACACAAGGTAGATTAAGATGTCCAAAAAATTTAGTTGTTTTAGGTTTAGGATCTAATTTGAAATCAAATGTTGGATTAACAGTTAAAGTATTTGTAGCTGAAGAGATTAATTTTACAGGTGAAGAAACATATAAAGTTTCACCAGCTGATTTGTATAATAGATTATCAAAATCAACAACAACATTTAAACCATTTGGGGAAGATATTAAAGTAGCTATTTCATCACAAGCAGATGGAAGTGATTTCTTAAGTACACGTATTAATTTAACTAGAGAGCAAAAGCTAGAAACAACTTTAATTATTCAGAAGGATTCTTTAGAGATGAATCCTAATTTAACTGAAGAAGATTTAGCAGATGAAAGACTAATGGATGAAGATTCATATAGTAATGATTATGGTTTTGGTGCTAGAAGATCAGGTTCTTCTTATTTTAAGGAGATAACATTAGAGCAACTTAAGAAGTGGAATTTGAAAAACATATTTGAAGGTACTCCGCTTAATGGGAAAAATAAACCATTTACTCCAGACTTAAGAATAGAAAGATTAAAATTTGATAAAAACTCTGTTGCTTATGGAATATTATCTGATCCAGCTAGTGTTGGTGATGGGTTTGGGCTTTCTTTAGCACATTTAACTTTAGATGATAATATTATTTTTGATGGTATTACTGTTTTTAAACCTGGAAAGGACGAAGAAGTAGATCCGAAACTTATTAGTATGATGGTCAAAAAGATAATTAATGTTGTTCCAGTAGAATTTTATGCTTATGATATTTATATGCATACAGAATTACGTAAAGATATTTCTGATTTAGGTATTAATACAGTTCAACATCAACTTAGGCTTCCAGATTGGGAAGCATTAAAGGAGAGATTTAATACTAATAGAATTCATGGACCGTATTTAAGATATTTAGAAATTGAGATGGCTTCATTACTATTAAAAGGCGGTAAGGTAACTAGACCTACTGGTGGATCTAAAGATATGATGGATTCTATATGTCAAGCAGTTGCTTTTTGGGATGATCCTAAGAATATAGAAAACGATATTGATGAGAATCAAATATTACTTTTGAGAGGAACATAAAATGGGAATCTTATCTAACCTTAGATATAATGTAACTCAATGGTTTACTGATCCAAGTATTCCAATTGGTGGAAAAATATGGAAAACTAGTACTACTGAATTTGATACGCCGTTAAAGTATGATTATACTACTATTGAAAAATTACTTGAAGACGAAAGAATTTACTCTATTGTTGCTTTAGTTGCATCAATGGTTCAGAAAGCATATATTGGACCAGAATTACATCCAAAAGATAGATACACAGATGATAAAATAGATAATAATGAAACTAAAGCTATCAATGCAGCGATTAAAGTTTCTAGAGATTTAAAATTTAGAGAAAAATGTTATGATTATGCATGGCAGTTAGTTAGTCATGGGGATTTATTTGAACAAATTATTAAAACAGAAAAGGGTATTACAGGCTTAATATCGTTACCATTAAGTTCTGTTAGAGTTTTAGCAAATGAATCACAAATAAAGTCTAGAGGTAATGGAGCACAAATATTAGTAGAAAATCTTATTTCAGTTAAGAAGCATGATAATGATACTAATCCACCAGTATTTAAGGAAGGTGATTACTTTCATTTATCATTTAAGAATCACGCAGTATGGCGTAAAGATATAGAAGATACTGATACTTATGGAATTTATTCAAAGCCACCGATTGCTTCGTTACAAAGATTAGTTAATTGGAAAAAGAAAACAATTGAGAATGATATTATTTGGAAAAACAAACTTTTACCGAGGATTTTGTATAAACTTAAAATGCCAAGTATTATTCCGAGTAAATATACTGGTTCTCAAACAGAAAAAGTTCAAGCGGCAACTGCTGACGCTGAATTATTAACTACTAAATTTATAAATACAACTAAGACGCTTAGACCAGATGATGATCTTGTAATTAGTGATGCAGCAGATGCTAAGATGTTAGAATCAAGTAGTACTAATTATCAACAACCGAATGATACGATATCACAGATTAATACATTTTTGAATACTCCACAAGGTATTCCTAGCGGATTATTGGGTGGAGAAACTGGTGCTTCAATGGGTTTAGAATTAGCTGCAATATTTTCTGGTATTAGAGTTGATTATATTGTTAGAAAAATTGTAAATGTACTTGATGAATTAATGCGAAGTCATGTTAAAATAATGGCAACTAGTGCTACTGAAGAAGTTATAGATAGATTATTTATTCATGTAGATCCATCACTGACTGTTGAAAAATTTAATAAAGTTAAAACTGCGCTATCAATGGCAGCAACAGGTCAATTTACTAGAGCAGAAATTCGTGATGCATGTGGTTATGTAAGACTTCCTCAATTGCCAGAAGAAGCATTTGTTAAGATTAGTATTGGTGAAGCGAATAAATCAATCAACGATCAAGTGGGTGATATTGAAACAGAAAAGACTGAAAGTAATAAAAATAATTTAAGTCCACAAGCAATAAGAAATACAACTGAAAGTCAGAGGAAGAATAGTGGTGTCTGAACAAATGCTTTTAGGAATAGAACCAGCTCATGTTTTTACTTTACTTATGGGTGGAATTATATTTATAAGTTCAATTGGTATTTGGTTTCATAGGAGAATTGATATAGTTTCAAAAAGAAGTTGGAGAACAGAGAGAGCTATTATGGTTTTTGTTAAGTTATCAATTCAAGAAACTAGACGTTTACATCCAGAAAATGCTAGTGATTTTAAAGAACTTGAAAATATTGTTAATACAGTTTTAGCTGAAAATAATTCAGAAGCAGAAAGATTTAAATTCATAAAATAATGCCAGTAAGTTTTAAAGATAAAAATGGTAAAAAACATACATTTAAGGATCATGCAGAAGCAGTTTCGTGGATAAAAAAGAATAGACCTGATATTAAAGATCCTAATGCATTCGTTGCAACTCTTGAAAGAAATCAGAGTAAAAATAAATCTTCTAAATTCAGTTTACATGATCATGGTGAAATTAAAGTTAGTAGTCTAATTACAGGTAAATTGAAATTTGATAAAAGTGATAATGTTGAAGTTAAAACTATTGAAATTTTTTTAGTAGGAATAGATGAAGTAATTGCTGAAATTGATGCTATTGAAGAAGATTTTGGTGCTAGTTTTAGTTATGTAATAGATTCACGTTCTAGAGCTGGTGAATATAAAGTTATATGGAATGTAATTGTAGATGGTACAGAAACTAAAGTATTTAATAGTTTCATTATTAGTTCAGATAATATAGATAGAACGTTACCTTTAGAATTACAACATTTAGCATGAGATATAGTTTTTATCAATTCTTTAGTGAAGAGGTAAACGTATTTAGATTATATATTGAAATGCCTAAAGGAGTTTTATGTTATGAGTTTAATAGTAATATAAAAGCTATTAGTAATGAAGATGGTATTACTAGATTATTTGGAAAACAAATATTTGATATTGCAGGAAATTATTTTTTGTTTCCTTTAACTTTTGATAATGTTGAAGTTGGAGAATTTATGTTAATAGAAGATGCGGAAAAATTTGTTCGTATTAGATTTTTAGAAAATAATAAGACTTTACAAGGTGATTGGTTACTTAGATATTTATCTAGTGGTGATGTTTTATTTTGGAAACCATTTCAGGTTGTTTCAGTTATGCCAACTAAAGATATTCAGGTAATTCAAGAAAATGGTGAGGAATTACCTGTTATTGAACAACGATTTTCTGTATTTGAAATAACAACTGATGGGCATAATTTTGATGGTATAGCAGCAGCTGAAGGTATTTGGACTGGTGGAGATTTTCATACAACATTATTTACAGATACTGTTATAGAATCTCTTGCACAACAAATGAAAAATAATATGGAAGATCAGTTAGTTGATTATAATCATGATTTCATTAGTTCGGGAAAGTTAACAAATGTGAAATTAGAGGAACGGAGAGGAATAAAATATATATCTGTGAAAGGTATAGGAGATAAGCTGATTCCAATGGGATCTGGTTTATCTATTTTGATAAAATCAACATTAAAATGGGATAGTAATTTAAATGTATTTGTTCTGTTAAGTGCTGAAGCAAAAGGCATTAGTATTATGACAGAAACAATTCCTGCATGTACAATATGCATGATAAGATAAGGAGGTAACAAATTGGACGACAAAGACAAGAATCCTTATACGGATATGCCGCAAGATGTTTTAACTAAACATTTAGAACAATTGAGTACAGTCGTTAAGGACAAGAAAGTAGATGTTACACAATATTTCGGTGCTCCACCTTCAGAAGAAGATAAAAATAAGATCGAGCAATTTGATCCATTAACAGCAAAAGTTAAAGAGTTAACTGATGCATCAAGTTCTAAAGATCTTAGTGATAATGAGAAAGTTTTATCACAAGCGAGTATTGATAGAATTGTAAGTGATATCAAAAAGATTGATGCAGATGCTCCATTAGCAGCTGTGTTAGAAAGTAAATTTAATAATTTAGATAAGATAAGCATTTTAGGTAGTGTCCAAGGTATGATTGAACATTATACTGGTCAGATTACAACTATTAAAAAAGAACTTGGTTCTAAATCTGGTACAGGAAATGAAACACAAACCTTTGGAAAACCTCTAGTAGGAGATAAAACTGCTGAAGCTATCATTACTGAAATGACTAAAACAGATAAAGGGGATTAATAAATGGCAGAAGGAAGAGATTATAACGTAGGTCAATATCTTGCTAGACCTTTGCTATCAACAGTTTCATTAACTAAAGATCATTTGGTTTTAGAAATTGATACAAATGGTAAATTAATTCTAGCTACAAATACTGGAACACCTTATGCAATAGCATCTAAAAGTACACAAGATAAAGTTGCAAGAACTGCTGGTATTACACAATTTGTTACTGGACCGACTGCGGATATTGCAGTGTTTAGGAGTGGTATCGCTGAGTTAGAATTAGGTTCGACTAATCTAGCAATTAAAGTTGGTGATAGAATTGTTGTTCACGCAGATGACGATGGTACTGTTAATGGTGCAGCAGACGAAGCAAGTGTTGCTGATATATTATTAACTGTTGGATTCGCAGAAGAAGTAATTGCAGTAAATGCTGGCGGAAAAGTTCTAGTTGCTCTTAAGTTACCAATGGGAGTATCTCCATAATCATGTCTTCAATAGGTAATGATATGATAGGATGGATTCCATATGTAAGTGCAAGTGACCCAACAAATCCACGATATAAGGAAATCTTACAAAAATATGGCGCAGCTGATTTTAGAAATGTTGTGCAAAGAGGTATTGAAAAAGATTTTATTGAGAGAACCGCAGCTTTATTATCAGTAGCAGAAAGATCTGTAATATTTAGATCAATTAGTGGTTTAAATACTATTATGGAAAGATCTGCTAATGGCGGAGTTATCGTACAATATCCAATAGATGGTCCTACAGGTAATATGGGCAGACAAACAGTTAATGGTCCACTTATTCCAAAGACTATTACGTTAGATCGAGCGAATGTGACATATAATATTATGCACGAAGCTCTTTTAGAAGGTGGTAGTCTTGCAGAAAATGATTCTGTAATGGAAGGTGCTGAACAATTAGGTGCTAAGATGGATAATCACATGTTAGTTGAGTTGGATGATAAATCATTGGCAGCTAATGATTTTACAGCAGCAGCGACTTGGATTTCAACTGGTGATGTATACGCAGATATTAACAAAATGATTAATAACATTGTTGAAAATAGTGGTATTAATCCAAATGCTAAGGTAGATAAATGGTTTACTGTAATTGCTCCAATTCAAGCAAGGGAAGCATTAGAGAAAATTACAATCGTTGATGGTATAAAGATTGGATTATCTGAGTTAATTAGTCAAAGACTAGGGGCACAGATTATCTATACACGTCCACCATTTAACTTACAGGATCTAACAGTATGGCCTGTAACAGATAAAGCAATTGTAATTCCAACTCAAGATAGACATGTTGGAAAGTTCTATACTTTCAATGGCAGAGATTTACCAAGTATATTCACAACAGTGGATGAAAATGGTAAAAGAGTTAGTACAAACTCTTGGATGAAATTTGCAGTGACACCATCTGAGTCAGACGGTTCATTGACTGAAAATAGGAGAATAGGAGTTATAGCAACCGTCGCATAGACGGTTCTATTTCTTTTTTTTTTTATTATGATTAATAAATTAAAGAAATGAGTGGATTATCGTTATCAGCATTAAATTTGAAAGAATCTGAAGTAAAGAAGCTTTTAGATCAACCTGCTCAAAAGTTTTTAAAAGCAGAAACTATTACTGCAGTTATTAAAAGAGCATATAATATGATTTTTTATCAGATTGATATTGACACTACAAATCAGACAGTGGTTGTTGATGCAATATATGCTATTGCAGCTTGGCATTGTTTTGGTGCTTATGGTAATTCAATTAGTCAGGCTTTACAATTACAAGATATAGGTGCATTTAGAGCAAATTTAGAACATTATAAGGAACTTGCTCAATCTGCAGCAGCATTAATTAATGTGAGTATTATGACAGAGGCAGAACAGACGCTTAATGATCCTTTACCAATTCTTAAAACTGGTGGAAGTTTTGTAGATATAGACAGGACTGATTTACTATGAGTGTTATCAAGATTACTTCTACTATTCGACCTAGAGAAGGAGAAGCTATGAATTCAGTTAGAATTAAGAATGCTTCTATTATTAATAGAGTTCAAAAGATGGCTTTAAGAGTGATGAAAAAGAAAGCACCTGTTCATTCTGGTAAATTTAGGAATTCAATACAAATAGTTGAATCGAAAAGAAGAGAATCTGAAGGAGTTTTTAGAGGTTTTGTTAAGATAATGCCTACTGCTGCACATAGTAAATTTGTTATTAGAAAAACAAGACCAAGTCAAGGTGCATATGTACCTGTGTTAAAGAAGAGAATCAAGTTTGGAATGCATCCAGGAACTAAGGCTAATAATTTTATTACTCTTAGTAAGATTGAGATTATTCGAAATGCACAAGTTATTGTCGATAATCATTATGGACAAGGAAGATTTAATATTAGAAGATTTATTAATTAATGCCAACTAATTCATTAACACATATTGACAATATTATTAATAAAGATTATGACATTATTAAGACTTTAGATAATGATTATATTATTGAAACTTATACTCCTGAACTTACAGTTGAAAGAGGAAAATACGGGTTTAATATTTTACCACAACAAATTATTACCAGAGAATTTTCTGGTTCACTTAGTTTACCAAATTTATTAATTGATATTTTTATGCATTATGATATGGAAGCAGATGATAACTTTAAAGATGCATGGGCTGAAATGATGACTAAAGGTAATGCTTTATTACAAGCACTTTATGATAAACAAAATTTTATAAATGGCGTATCAACTGTTACAGTTAATATTGCCTTTGATAATCCTATAGTAGAAAAAGAAAGAATGATAAATCTCACATTTCAATGTGAGTATAAAATATTTGCTACGAGGTGAATATAGATGGTAAATAATAGATATGTGATATTCGAAGAACAAGCTTGGGCTATAGAAACTTTTGTTGCATTTGCGGCAGCAGCAGCAGCACATGCTGTTGATCAAGTAAGTGAAGATATCAGTGAAGAACATGGTTTTGTCTATACTGAAACAAGCGCAAGAAGATTAGCACGTAGTAGACTTCTTGGACCAAGAGTTACTGGTGGAGAGATCGCTGTCCCATTATATACAAGAGGAACAACAACTCTTTTGTATTATGCATTAGGACAAGTTACAACCACAGAACCAATAACTCTATTGACACCACCGAATTTTAAACATGTAATAGTTCCATCGACAACAATACCATCGTTTAGAATGGGTATTGGGAAAGATTTGAATCAACATCAATTTGTTGGATGTGCTATTAAAAGTTTGAAGCTAGATTATACAATTGGAGATCCTGCAATGGCAACGTTTGATCTTTTAGTAAGAAAGGAACTTACTCCGCCAGGAACTTTGTTAACACCAACATTTCCAGATTATGATGTAAAGGAAAGATCATTTTTGGGAACTGAAGTGGTTGCAAAAGTTGATGGTGCTACAGTTGGGTATGTACGAAATTTCAGTGTAGATATTGGTAATGATCTTGTTGAAGATAACCATTCATTTGGAAGTAGGTTCTTACCTGATCTTAGAGTACAAGGTTTAGAAATAACTGGATCAGTTACTATTGCTTTTGACGACATTGTTAGATATACTGATGTATTAGATGAAGTAGAAGTCAAACTTGAATTTCTATTTGCAACTGGTACTATTGGTACAGCTAATTATCGACAAATGGAGGTTATACTTGGTAAAATATCTTATGATAGTGCTAAGTTACCAACAGATGGTAGTAACGAATTTATTTTGGAAGTTAATTTCCAAGCAGAAACTGATCCTGGTGTAGATGAAAACGGCATTCAACTTGTCGTTTATAACGATGAAACTGCAGCAGAATTTGCGATATGACCACAGAATTAACTAAGGTAGAAAAAGTATACGAAGGGTTAGAGATTAAGGGTCTTTTTTCACGCCCTCAATCTGTTGAAGTCATTGTTAAGAACAAAAAACATGGTGATATAAAATTCACTGTTAGACCAATGAATAATGATATATATGCATCGATGGGACAAGCAATGAAGTCAGAAGGCTTAGATCTAGAAAAGTTAACACAACTTGATGGATTAAAAGTTTTCGCAGATGTATATTATCCAGCAATGAAAGTTGTATTTCCTTATTGCTGTATTAACCCTAAGGTTGTTGATGGTGTAAGTACTGATCCGGAAACATTAAGTTTGACTGATGTTCCAATGGATGTTCTCATGGATTTATTTAATGAGATCATGTCAATATCTGGACTATCAGACAAAGAAGAACAAAAAAGAAAAAATTAATTAAATCTCAATTTGTAATGAATGTGGGCAATGTATGTAAAGCAATCCCTGCATACTTACCACACGAACTATTGGGATATAAAACAGATAGTTTACCAGGGATGCTATTAAGTATAAAAATTTTAGAAAAAATAATAGAAGAAGAAAATAAACAAATAAATGATAAGAGTGGACAGACTGCAAGAATACATAAATTCAAAAGTAGAAAGTAGAAATGAGTAGTGAAACAAGTGTTAATATAAGGTTTAACGTTAATGCATCTCAGTTAAAAAAGATGTTCCAACATCTAACTAGACTGAGTACTAAAATTAAATCAATGTCTAAAGATATGACTAAACTTGGTGGAAGTCTTAAACGATTAGATTCAAAGTTTAATTCTGCATCTAATAAGTCAAGGAAATTTACTAAAGCTTTAAAATCGCAAGAAAGTAAACAAAAAAGAGCTGCAGCATCTCTTAAAAGATTAATAAAAAATACTACTAAATATACTAAAGCAACTGGAAAGACTGGAAGAAGTTCTCAAGCTGCTGCAGGTGGTATAAGTCTTTTAGGATTTAGAATGCTTGCTTTAGGTAGTACAGCTAGTTTTGCTGGTGATATGCTTAAAAGATTTTTTATTGATATAGTTAGAGAAGGAGTAGAAGACCTTGGTGCAATGAATAGAGCAATTGTTCAATCTGGTATTAATTTAGAAAATTTCTTAGGTGGTAATCTTCGTGAATTTGATATTGTTAGTGATAGAATTAAAAACTTACAACGGATATTTGGAGAATTTACAAGAGCAGATGTTGGATCAGCGTTTGAACAAATTGGAAGAGCTTTTCCTTCTAGTACATCATTAGATGATATTGAAGAAGTTACTGAAAATTTGTTAAAAATGGCAAGAATAGATAAAACAGAAGGAGCTGGATTACCAAAAACAGCTGTTGATTTAAGAAGAGTAATGGTACAATTTAGTATTGGAGCAAAGGATTTAGATGTATTTCTTGATAAATTAGTTAATGTAAATCAACAAGGTGCTATTGAATTAAATCAATTAGTTTCGTCGTTAGGATTTGCTGGTGCAGAAATGCAAAGATTTGGATTAGATATTAATGAATCATTAGCATTAACAGGTTTCTTCTTTGAAAAAGGTGGTAGAAAAGCAGGCGCGGCTGGTAGAACATTTGGAAATGTTATAAATAAGTTAGCATCCCTTACAGTAGCACTTAATCCTAAGATTAGAAGTATGGGTATTGAAATTGTAGATGCCGCTGGTGAATATAATAGTTTTACAGATATTATAAATCAATCTAGAATAGCATTTGCAAAAATGAGAGCTGAAGGTAAGGGGCAAATTTTTGAGACTGCTTTACTAGAAGAATTTGGATTTAGTAAAATTGAAATAAGGGGTTTTCTTAGTTTAATGCAAGCTACAGAAGAAGAACTTAATGAATTAACAGCTGGAGTTAAAAAAGTAGGAACAGCTGACTTATTATCAGCTGCATTAGGTGAAGGAGCATCTGTTCAATTACAAACTTTTGAAAATGAACTTAGAAATCTTAAGACAGAATTTGCAAGTGGTCTGATACCAACATTTAAAACTTTTACTGCTGCAGTTAGATTATTTAGTCAAGATAAAGAATTTATTAATGTACTTGAACAATTTGGTAAAACTATGGGTGATACGTTAGTTAAAGGTCTTAATTTAATTATTCCACCGTTGAAATTTTTTAGTAATATATTAAAAAATAATGCGTCTTTGGTAAGATTTTTAGCTACAGCTACGACTGCTCTAGTTGGCGCATTGATTGCAATGGGAGTTATATTTCTGGTAGCTGGTAGTATAGCTATGTTAATTAGTGTATACGAGAAACTTATGGAGAAGAGTAAATTATTAAGAACTGCTATAATGTTTTTAAGTAAAACGTTTAAAGGATTACTTCTTTCAATAAAGAAAGTTGCTGTAGGGATGGTAAATGCTTTTAGAGGAGTAGGACGAAAAATAGTTGGAGGAATAACTAGTGGGTTAAAATTTTTAGTTCCTAAATTTATAGCAATTGGTGCAAGAGCAGGATTATTTTTTGGTGCTGCATTTAATATTTTAGCTAATGCATTTATAGGTGCAGGTGCATGGCTTAAACGATTAGCAATTAAATTAGCTGGTATATTTGTTGTAATGGGTGCTACTGCAGGTGGTGCATTTGGAGGTGCTTTCACAGCGGCGAGTAGAGCTATTATGGCTGCTGGAGCTTGGATAACAACATTGATTGCTGCTATTGCTGTTAAATTAGGATTTGGCGGAGGAGTTAGTGGTATTGCATTCGGAAGCGGATTTACTATTAGTGCTGCAACTACAATGAAATCTACTGCTTGGATATCTAGAGTAATAGCAGCAATTAGTGTTAGATTTGCTGCATTTGGTGCAGCTATAGGTGCTGCATTTGGTGCTGTTTGGACTACTGCAGCTCGTCTTGTGATGGCAGCTGGTGCATGGCTTACTGGTATTTTTGCTAGAATCGGGATATCATCTGCTGTTGGAGGAGCAGCTGCTGGTACTAAATTTGGTTTATCGTTTGTAGGTGGGGCGTTATTAGCAATTGCGTCAGCATTGACAGCAGCTGCTATTCTTGATGTTTTAACAGAACAATTATTTGGTACTAGTACAATTAAAGAGATAGCTAGAAGATTAGGTTTTGATGTACCAAGTCCTAGCGAAGCTATTGGAATTCCTGCTCCAAAAGTACCATTTTTTGATCCTCTCGATAGAACAAGAAATGGTGAGAAAGTTGGTGGTGGAAATAGGATTATTGATCAGATAACAGAAGCGTTTCAACCTTTAATTGATTTTTTTACAGGTGGAGTACCAGAAGCATTTGCTGAAGAAATGACTACTTTTACTGAATTACAAGGAGAAAATAATGAATTATTTGAAGAAACTGCTTCATTAACTTCACTCTCAAATGAATTAAAGGAAAGAGCAAATGCTATTATTAGGGCTAATAATACTATAATAATTAGACATACGCAGCTTTTATTAGTTTTGACAGGTTTATTACGTACAAATATTGTTGAAGTAATTAAGAATATTAATAATTTGTCTACATTAGCTATAATGGTTGCAGCTACTAATTTAATGTTTGCTAATTTAATTGCTCAAGGTAATAGAGCTGCTGGTAAACTTGCTAGTTTAAGGGTTTCTGCATCTGGTAGATTCTCTATTACAGATCCTGGTGTATCAGGAGCTGATAGGGCGGCTATTGCTGGTGCAGCTACTAATTTAGCAACTACAAGAAGAAATCAAGTAAATCTATCGCAAGATATTAGTATTCTAATACAACCGACTATTACAGTAGAAAATGCAAATGGTCAAAATGTAGCAGAGATTGCTACTAGTATTACTGATGAATTAGATAGTGTTTTACAAAAAAGAATAGGAACAATAGTGAGTACATAAAATGGCAAGTGGTTGGTTTATTGATGATGTTGAGTTAGAGATAGCTCCAGATACAGATGAAAGAAATATTTCTAGAACGTTTAAAAGTGAAACTTTGTTTAACTTTTTTCCAAGTCTTACTAAGTCAACTGCAAGAGCGTTTGATTACACAATTAAAGGAATTGTTTATCCTGAAGGTAAAGCATTTGCTCTTGATCAAATTGCTAAAAGTGCAGATACTAATACTGTGATTATAACTATTCCTTTAGATCAAAAGATTTTTAACACAACTAAATATGCAGTTAAAAGTTTGGTTATTAGTAGAAAAGGTCCATTGTTTGTTAAATTTTTAGGAGAAGTTGTACAAGCATTACCGTATACATTAACTTTAACAGAATTACCAGATGAAGGTGAAACTCAAGAAGGTATTGATGGTTTTACTGATACAGATGAAGATGCACTTGGGTTACAACAATTAAATGAGTTGACTGAACAAACAGATACAGATCTTGAGGTAACTGATTTTGGTCCAATTGAACTGTTTAAGGTAGTATTTGGTATTCCCTTAGAAGTATGACAAGATTAACTATAGCTACAACAGGAGATCCTTTAACATTTAGACCTGTTACTTCAAGTATTGTTAGAAAAAGTAAAGATGGAGATGTTAATGTTATTATTTTATTATTTGGTACAGATTATAATATTTCTATGGCTGGAATTATACAACAAGATTCTAAAGGTGATATAGATGATAATACAAAATCAATTAGTGTTAATAATAATAGTGAAATCGAACTTGCTGCAGAATTAGAAACTGCTGGAACTATAACCGCAAAGTTAATTGGTAGTTTTTCTAGTTTTACATATTTTTATCCGGGAATGAGAATAAGAGGACATTTAAAGTTACCAATTACTAGTCATGGTGTTCCAGTTCCAGTACTTGAAGCACATTATCATCTTACAGATTTACTTAGTAAAGATGCATTATTTTTTATACTTTCATTAAAGGAAAATAATTTAGAACTTGATGTTCTTGAAACGGTTGATGATGTTGACACTGTTATATATAATGAAGTACTTGATAGTGGAATAGATGAATATTTTTTTGAATTTGATTTTCTTATAAATGGTATGTCTAAGTTTTATAGTTTTGCTAATTATGGAACAGCTACTCAGATTAAAACTAGGAAATGGATTGGCAATTTAAAAGCTAAACTTGGTGAATGTAATGTTGCTATACATAATCACAATTCAGAAGAAGTTTTGAGAATTATTAAGAGTGATTTTATATTTATAGATTATCCTAAGATTTTTATTAAATTCGATAGAACTACTGATGAGAGATTTATAGGAAAAGTTAGAATGTATGATGATCTCAATAATCCAGTTGAAGCAAATTGGAAAGAAATTAGGTCTAGAGATTATAAATTTGAAGGCAACAGAGTTATTGAAAATGGAATGATTAGACTTATTGTTAAGACTGTTAATCCAAACATAGAAGTATGGGGATGGAATTATAATGATGCTGTTCCTTCGTGGGAAAAATGTATGACTATAGAAGTTGAAAGTGATTCTGCAGTTAAGTCTCTTAAGATTCAAAATATTATATTTGAATATTTTACTAAAATGCAAATTAAATTTGATATTAATTTTGGTACAAGTATTTATTCGATAATTATGAGTAGAGGAGATCCTTATATTAGTGTGTTAAATAAGGCAAAATTAAAGTTTAAATTTAAAAGTGCATTTAATAGATTAGCAGGTGATTTTAAGAATCAATCTAATGGATATACACTTAAGAATACTGATGAAAGTGGTAGTCCTTTAACTAAGAAAGCAACTGGTACTGCTACATGTGTTTCAGTTGTTGCAACTGATACAATTACGATTAATGGATTAGTTTATACAGCTGTTACCGGTGTCAAAGCAAATAATACAGAATTTAGTGTTGATACTAGTGGTACAGCTTGTGCAACTGATTTAGCAGATTCTATTAAGAATGATACAAGACAAGGTATGGTAGAAGTTGAAATTGATACTGATGGAAATTCAGTAACTAATGTTGTTACGATAACTGCTAAAGCTGGTGGAACTTCTGGTAATAATATTACGATGTCACAAACAGGTGGAACTATTACATTAAGTGGAGCAACTCTTACTGGAGGTGCAGCAACTGGTGGTACAGGGATTGAAACTTTGAGTGTATTTACCCTTAATGATAATTGGTATAGTGTTTATAATAATACTGATAGTAATGCTGCAGTTGGGTGGCTTTCTAGTATGATTAAACCTGATACAATTAAGATTGAAGATATAAGTTCTGAATTGGTTTATACTTTTACTTATCCAAAAGCTGGTAATGTTTTTGGTATAGGTATTTTGCCTACATTTCCAAATAACTTAGTTGGTGGTGTACCGTTTCCATTTATTGTTGGTACACAAGATGAGTATGTTAAATGGAGAGCTAATGAAGCAGTACTTTCATTTAGAGAGTTAGAAACTATTAAAAGGAGGTAAAAATGCCAGATGTTGAATTAAGATACAGCGGAGGAGCAAGTAATAAGTTTGCAATTACTTCTATTGGTGGAGCTATAAGTACTGAAGTTATTCCAAATGCAACATTAGAGAATTTATTTGATGATGTTAATAGAGTTGAAGTTATAAATGGTAGAATTGAACATCGATGTTTTTATATTAAGAATATTTCTGCAACAAATTTTTATAGATCTAGATTTATTACGTTGGTAATTCCAGCTGATACAGAGATTGCATATGCTGTTAATGATCGTGGTAGTACTCCTCAATTATTAGCTACAGAAGATTCAGTTCCTATAGGATTATATTTTCTTCAATTTAAAGAATGGAATACACTTGAGATTCCAATTGGAACATTTGATATTGGTGATGAAGTTGCTATTTGGCTTAGGCGAAAAGTTACTCTTGGTAGTGATAGTATTAGGACTGTTAGTATTGTTATTGATGGACAAGATAATGTTGTTACACCAACTGGTGATTTTAGTAGTATTGAAAATAGTCATGATAATGATTTTATTAAAAATAGAAGTCCACAATACTTCTGTGATATAGATTTAGTGGGAGAGTCGTTGTTAAGTTGACTGGAAAAGCAAAAGTTAAGATATTACAACAAAGGAATGTTGAAAATAGTATGGTCATTGAAGTAGATATTGAAATTAAAGGAATTACTAAGCGTAGACAATATCTTGTTGCTAAAAATCTAAGTGATGTTGAAGTAGAAAAACATATTTCAGATAAAGTAATTAAGGAGGAAGAGCAAAATGTGTTTATTGGTAAAAAATTTGAGGTTGATTTATAATGGCTACTAGTTGGGCTATTAAAGAATTATTAGCGAAAGTTAAAATGAATCAATTAGGTATTCCTAAATATAGTGTTGCTGAACAAATAGCTATTATCGATGTTAGTCGATTAGCTGGAATGGCTAATTATAATACTGATAATAAAGCATTTCAGGTCTATCAAAATGGGAATGGTTCAACATTTAATATTTCAGAATTATCGAATTTTTTCTTTAGACAAGATGCTCAAATTGGTATTGGCTCTGTTGAACAAACAATAATTGATGAAGAAACTTTGAATCATAAGGGATTTTGTAATACACGTGTATTTGTAACATTAGAATTTTTAGCTGAAGTAAGTCAAGCTGGAAGTGTTAAAGCTAGAGTTACTGATGGTACAACTCCAGTCACAGTTACAGAATCTTTTAGTTCAAATTCATCACCGGTAACAATATTTCATAGATTTGAAGTAGATACTACTTCTTTTGCTATTGATGTTAAACTTAATATTCAGGTTTTAGGAACACAGGTAAATATAGAGCATGTAGAGATTAGGTGTATTTAAATGACAATTGTTGAATTAGCATTTTTCCCAAGTAAGTTCTCTGTTACAGATTTATTATTTAGAACAGATACACTTATACTTTTTAAGAATACAGGTACATATGATATTCCTGTATATGGTAATATGTCTGTAAAAGATGAGAGCCCTTTGTTTGGAGATGCCACAGATGGGGATGTTGTAATATCAAGTAATACAGATCTGGGTGCCGCAAATGACAAGAATTATGACAATCTCACAATAAACGCAGGCATCACATTAGACATGAACTCCGCTGGCATCATCAGGGTTCAAAATACACTACAACTTGATGGAAATCTTATTTGTGATGATGGCGCCGCGGGAGGCGTTGACGCTGTTTCAGATGCAGGCGACGGTGGGCCTGGTGGCGGTTCTTTCCAATTACAAGTAGCAACCATCAAAGGAACAGGTTCAATTAATGTTAATGGAATTGATGGTTTTGCCTCTAGTGGACAAACTGGAGATGCTAATGGAGCTTCTGGAACAGATGGAAGTTTAAGAACAGATACACATACAGGCGGTGGCGGTGGAGGCTCTGGAATTGGTCATGGTGGTGGTGGCGGCGGATATTTTGGAAAAGGTGCCACAGGTGTTGGTGTAAATGGTGGCCCTGGCGGTGTGGCTTTAACAAGTTTAAAAGATATACCATTTGATTTTTATAATTTACCTACAAGCAAAGGTTCTGGCGGCGGTGAGGGCGGAATCAATACTAATGTTCGCGGTGGCGGAGGAGGAGGAGGCTCTGGCGGTTTACTTTTAATCGAAGCTGGTTTAATAGAAGATGCTTGTACAATAGCTGCCACTGGTGGAACTGGTGGATTGGGATCAGGGTCAAGTCCAGCTCAAGGCGGAGGCGGCGGAGGCGGCTTTATTTTTATGAGAATAATTTCTTCAAGTAACGCTATACTAGATGTATCAAAAGGAGGCGGTGCTACGCCCGCTGAAGATGGAATATCGGTGGTATATTTCTAATGCACATTAATCTAAAATCAATATCTTGTGAATGTGGATGTATCTACACTTGTCCTGGATCAATCAATAGGAACGTGAAAGAATATGATAAAGAAAGAGGAAACAAGAAGAAATTTTATGCCAAAGTCAATGAAGTAGATACAAAAAAAGGCAAGATGGTAAGACTACTCTGTCCTCAATGTGATAAATTAGGTTATCAGACTGAATTCAAAATCAATAAATCTTAACTTAACTATGGTTGTAAATTGATATGAGTGAAAAATGGAATTGGGAATGTAATCTTTGTGGATGGAAAATGTTTATAGATGAGTATATAATTATTGATACTGAACATCCTTTGTCATGCGGAAAATGTGGTAGTATGTTTAAGGATAGAAGTTAAAAAGTATGAAAGGCAAATTTATTATAAATGGAAAAGTATGGAACAACCATATTATGGATCAAGGTATAAAAAAGATGATGCGTGTGCTTGCTGATAATACAGAAGCAAATACATTATTAATTGCAATGTCTGTTGGTACTAGTGATGCTACTCCAGATGATACAACGTTGAGTGCATTGGTTGCAGAAATTCCAGCAGCAACAAAATTTACTATTGGATCACATAGTGTAAACTCAGTTTTTCCGTTTGATTTAGAATTAAATATTACTATTCCTGCTGATGATATTACTGGTGGTACAGTTCTTAAAGAAGTAGGTATTTGGTTTGGACCTAGTGGAACAGAATTTTTATTTGCAAGGGCAACTGATTCTACAGGAATAACTGTTGTTGCCGCAATGGCTGTTCCAGTTAAATATGACTTAACTATAGTATAATGCCGCTTAGCGAACCATTTAGTTTTAAATATAATAGTATTAGGGAAGGTACTAGTTTTGCATTTGATAAATTTGAAGAAAGTAGTACTACAGTTAATATAAAGATGAGGTGATTTAAATGGAAGATATAGAAAAATCAGAAGAAAAAGTATCTTTTGATGATTCGGCAACTGTAAAATCTAAAGCAACTATAGCAACTGCAGGCCCAGGTAAAACTATATTTAATGGTACATGTAGACGTTGTGGAAAGCCTGTTAATAACGTAGAAGTTATAGATGATAAGATTAAATGTCCTACTTGCGGTGCGGACGTTTAATTTTTTTTTTTTGAGATATGCCGATAAGTCAAGCAGTTAGTTTTCTATATAACACACAAGCAATTGGGTTAAGTGCTGAAAGGGAGAATTTAAAAGGTCCGTTTGTATTAACTGCATTAGTTACATGGAAGTTTAAGGATTCATTAAATCAAATAAATGAATTAACAGTTACAGTTTTCAAATCAGATGTTGATAGGAGTAAGATATTTTTCGAACGAGAAGTTTTTGTTCCAGCGTTTAATTTTAGAGGTCTTATTACAAGGTTAACAGATATTAATGATTCAATTTTACAGATCACTATGCATGAAAGAGCATGGCATTTTACTAGAAGGATTTATAAGATTGCTGATTCACTTAAAGAATATATTCTTACGTTAAATGCAAATCAATCATTTCCTGATTTCTTGCAACTTATTTTAGATTCTGCTAATACAGATATGCCTTTTACTTGGGAATTAGGTGAAGGGAAAGTAAATATTCCTAATTTAATTTCTTTATGGAGATTTGACGATGATGTTTTAGATTCTAAGGGAAATAATAATGGAACTGTTAGTGGACCTGAGGTATATGTAACAGGTAAATATAAGAAAGCATTAAACTTTGATAATCTTTCTACGAAAGTTGATTGTGGATCAAGTGCTAGTTTAGATAATGTTTTTGATGGTGGTGGAAGTGTTTCTGCTATAATTAATGCTGCATCTGATGGTGAAGGAAGTTTAGGTGTAATAATTGAAAAAGTTAATTGGATAGTAAGAATAAGAGATGAAGTTGCTGGATTATTTAGAATAGAATTAGTTGCTGATTTTGATACAACAGATGGTATATGGCAAACAGATATAGATATACCGATTAATAAGAACACTGTTATAGATGTTATTTATAATAATTCTGCAGTAGGTAATGATCCTATTATTTATGTTAATGAAATAGCTAGAACTGTAGCAAATGGATTATTAACAAGAACGTCTACACCAGTAGGAACTAGAGTTTCTGATGTTGGAGCTAGTTTAATTATAGGTAATAATACTGGACAAACAGCAACGTTTGATGGACCTATAGATGATGTAAGATTATACGGTGCTATACTTACAGCAGCACAGATTAGAACTAAATTTAGGGCTACTCAATCATATATTGATAACTTTAGAACTGATGAGATTCCTTCTACCAGTGTTTTTAATTTTGGTATTAAATGGAAAACTTATTATGAAGTTTTAAGAAAGGTTGTAGTTAATAGTTTAAATGATTTATGGTTTGAAAATAATAAAGTTTATATTGGTACTAAAGGAAAAACGATTACATTAGATCGTGATGATAAGATATATGAGAAATTAAATACGAATATTGATTTAGATACGTATGGAAATATAATTAATGTAGTTGGTGCTGAATCAGGTGGAACGAATTTACATACTAATGTTAGTGCTACGCAAACAGATTTATTATATAATTATGAACGTGTTGTTAGTGATAATAATTTAGCAACACAGGCAAGTGTTGATGGGGTTGCATCTAGAATTCTAGAAGATTTTGATTCTATTATTCCTGATGTTAAGATAGATATTAAAGATGAAACTATTCATAAATATGATATGCGGTCTGGAGATATTATTAAAATTGTTAGTAATAGTGAAACTCAGACTGTAAAAGGGTTTTATAGGCTTATTCAGGTTGTTTCTTCTAATTCTAAGAGTTTGATTAAATTACAGTTTAGTAAAACAGGAAAATTTATTCCAAGAATTAGTGACTCATTGGATATCTTAGAAGCTACATTAGTTAAAATACATGATATTGAGTTAAATAGTTAAATAATATATTGGTAGTGTTAATTAATTTGAGAACTATTAAAGTTAAATTACTTAGAAAAACTAATAAAATAAATTTTATTAGAAAATTTATTAGTAATAGATTAAGAAGAATAACTATAAAAATAAGGGGGTTTAATTAGTGGGTGAATTTTTAATAGAAGATATTATTTGGAAAAAAGGTGAGGAAGGTCTTCAACATTTTATATTATTTGAATCTGATGGTATAACTAGAAGAGACGGTACAGGTAAAACTTATACTTTTGCATTTTGGAAAAGAGGTGCAACTGTAGTTAAAGGTAGTGGTGCATTAGTACCTACAGATATTGTACAAGGTGAATTTGATTATACTGTGTTATCTGCTGATACTGATACAATAGATGATTATATTGGAGAAGTTGTTGAAGATCCTGGTGGTACAAAACTTAGAAGCGAAACATTTAAAGTTGACGTTGAAGAGTCATCTGATTTTACTTAAAAAATGAATAGTGAGATAAATAGAGAAATAATGTATACATATAGGAGGATAGAAATATGGCAACTGCACAACAATTAACAGATCTGAGAAGACATATTCGAAAACTAGAACCAGCAGGCGAATTTAGTGAAGAATATCTTACAAATCTGATAAATATAATATCAGTAGGCGCGGAAGAAACTGTTGCTAGGATTACTACAATAAAGACATTTAATAATGATGCAGCACTTGCTGACTTAACTGGTTTGGTAACTGGTAATCTTGCAATTAATTCAACTTATAATGTTGAATTATTGTTAAGAATAACTAGTGTAGGTGTTGTACCTGGAGCTGAAATTAAATTTGTTATTCCAGCAGGAGCAACATTGAAATGGGCATTAGGTAATCCAGCAGATGTTGCAGGTGCAGAATTAACTGAAGCTACTGAACAAAATGTAGCAACAATTGCAGGTACTGGATTAGTTACAGCACGTGGTATATTAAGAACTGGTGGAACAGTAGGAACAGTTAAAGTTCAAGGCGCACAAAATGTAGCGACAGTAGAAGATACTTCTTATGAAGTAGATTCTCAACTGGTACTAACTAAGATCGCATAGATCTTAGGTTTCTTTTTTTAAGGAGATAAATTGGTTGAACAAGATCTAACTGGAGATAACGATAATAATAGAAATAGATTTATCTGGAAAGATAAAACTGGTTTTGCACTAGCTGGTGTAGTGGTAGATGATGTCGCTTATGACAAAGGTACATTTATAGATAGAGACTATGATATAAGAAGTCATGATGGGTTTTCAGCTGTATTACAGAATATTGGTGCAAATTCGATAGACTATAAAATATTAGGATCTACTAAAGACTTTGTAATAAACAAGATTGATACTGGACTGAATGATGGAGACTTTACTGAAGAATTAGTAGCAGAGACAGCACTTGTGGCAGCTGTTAAATCAAATGGAACCGTAACTTGTGCAGCTGTAGTTGCAGCAGATACAGTTACTGTTAATGGTCTTGTATATACGGCAGTTGCAGGTGTCAAAGCTGATAATACTGAATTTTCAATAGATACAGGAAATAATGAGACTGCAACTGATTTGGCAGATTCAATAACTAATGATACTAGAGTTGGAACTGAAAGTCTTGATCAAGATGCAGTCAGTGCAGCAGCCGTTGTTACGATTAGTGCAAAACTATTTGGAGCAGCTGGAAATACGATTACTCTTGTTTCTAGTACTGGAGTTAGACTTGCAGTCAGTGGTGCTACTTTAGCAAGTGGAGTAGATGGTACAAGTGCTCCATATGAGTTAAAAAGAGATACACCGAATATTACTGCTGTTAAAATTAGAGCAAAAGAGACAGTTGACGGTAGTCCAGGTACACTACGTGGGGATATAAGAGCTTTCTAGTTAAGGATTCTTTTTACTATAATAAGCAGAAAATTTAATATATACAGGAGGTAGAAGATATGTCGACAACCTTTGATCTTGCTGGTATGAACCTAAAAGAATGGGCTTTCATCTTATTGATGATTAACCTTACTTTGATTACAATAATGGTAGTAGTATCATTTATTATTGCTATTCAAAGTGGTCAAACGATAACTATTACTGGTGGAATTAATCTTGATCAGTTAATGGTAGTTATTATAGGTATAGCAGCAGTTGCAACAGTATTAGTTTCGCAACAATTAACTACTAAGGCTACCGCAGCTATAGTAGCAGCAGCAACAAAACCAAAATAGATGGATAGTAAAGGCAAGATTGCTATTATTTTAGCAATTCTTGGAATAGTCACTGCGTTAATTGGCGGTGGAGCTTCTAACTGGACATTCGATTTCAGTCAAACTAATATAGGTCAAATTGGTGATAATATCATCAATAATTATATTAGAAATGAACTAGGGATTGATATAGACAAGTTCAGAGAGAATTGTAATGCTGGTGTCTATCTTGGAAAAGAGGCACAGAATTATTGTGATCTAGTATAAATGAAGTGAGGTACTTTTTTACCTCTCTTTCTTTTTTTCTGTTTGCTAATGATCTAAATATTAAAATGAAACTGTGGCTCTGTAATTGAAAATGTCTACGATCAAGAATTTATCACTTACCCTGATATATACATATTCTCTCTTTAATTAATTTTATTCGAACCATCGCATAAACTCAGTAATAAAAGTATCCTCTACTTTCTTTTCCTCGTGACAGTCACAGATACATGGTTCTCCCGTTAATATAAGTAATCCTGTCCCTTTACATTTATTGTGTCTTGCTGCAACACATAGTTTTGAACAACAGTTTATCTTTATTTGGAGTTTTGCGTTACTACACTTAGGACATATATCATTAAATACCAGAACATTAACTTTACACTTAAGACAAATAGTCTTATTCTTAGAGCGAAAAGTTCTGATGATCTTTCCGTCTAATGTACGCGTAAGTATATGTTCGCCATCAAGCATTGTTCCATTGAAATAACTATATTGCTCACGGATTCTTAAAATTCTATTCTGTGCTATTGTCTCAGTAATCCATCGAAGTTTTAATGTCCCTAATAACACATACTCATAATCTCCAAACCCATTTATTAATTCATAATGCTTATCATTATCATCAGCTGGATTTTGCCACGTCATAATATATAATCCTTTATCTAACGATGGTTCTAATGTATCTCCCATAATTATAAATATTTAATCGGCTTCCCATTTATATCTAGATTAGACATTGATAATTCTTTTCCCTTGTACTTCCTTCTATATGGTTCTAAATTTAACTTTTCATAATTACTTGAAAGTATCGCTTCAGGCAAAACTTTATGTGGTACTGTTTTCATATTAATACAATAAAAATCATATTCTTCACAATCACAATCTAAATAATCACATGATGCATTATTGTGATTACCCAAATGATCGGATTTCATATGACCACATTTACAGATATGAACTTTAGTCATCTTTTCTTAATTTAAACGGTATGCCATGTGCATCAAGCTCATTCATCTTTAGCATATGTCTACTCACTTGACCGAGAGGTTCAAGATGATCAAATATAAATAATTGACAACTACAATTAGAACCTATACACGCACCTCCACTTGGATAATATTTAGATTCTATCTTCTTTCCTCCATGATCTGATTTAATGTGACCACATGTACAGATATTTGCGCGAGTCATTTTTATCTCCTATATAAAGAATTATCTGCTTTACGTTCTCCGCGCTTAAACTTTTTCATAAGCTTTTATTAATTTTTCATTAAACCATGAATATCTATTATTCCAATAATAAACAGATTTACCTATTTCTTCTGCGTATTTAATTTCCTCTCCAGTAGATTTACCAATATATCCATCTTTATTAATAATAATAATAAACTGAGACATCTCTATTTTTTCTTTATGCAGAGTATCTAACATATTTTTCTTTTTCTTTATCTCAGCCTTTATAGTTTTATTATTTTCATCATGCACAAAAATACCTACACTCAAAACAATCCATCCTTCAAAAGTTAAAAGCGCGTTCATTTCCTCAAACTCTCGTTTAAATCTTGTCGATCCACAAAGAGTAACTATACCCTTCATTCTTCTACATCTGCTGTATGCATTTCAATTATATATTTATCACAATGTTCACATCTATGATGTGCAATTGCATCTTCTCCTAAAACAGGCATTATAAAATGATTATGAAATCCACAGAACATACAAACAATTTTAATATGTGTCTCTAAATTCTTCATGCTGTAACTTCCTCTACTTTAGTTTCTTCTTCACCAGTAGTTTTATCACCAGTAATTCTATAATCTATATACGAAATTCCTCCCGGTCCAGGTTCAATCGTTTGTTTAGGTCTTGAACTAGAATCATGATGACATTTCTTCTTACATACAGGACACCATTTTCTATCCAATGTAATACATTGACAAATATGATTCTTAATATAAGCTGTAGCAGCATTATTCTTCTCTCCAGTTCCATTACAATATAAACATAGTGCTCCTATAAATTTACAAGAACCTTCACAAACAGCACACTTATCTTCAGACAACTTTCGATCCATAAAATGTCATACTTCCAAACCTCTTACATTTGCTACAATTACGTGGCTTAATTCTTTGAGTAACTTTATACCTACATATCGTACATACCCAAGTTATAACTTCAGTTTTAGTCAAACCTTATCTTTAGATACAGCGTTATCCTTAAATGTATAACTTATCTTTTGGCCTTTATTCCACTTATCAACATCTAAACATTTTTCAAGCTCTCTCTTATGTTCCTTTCTTATATGATCTTTTATTTCAATAAGACTACCTGTACGTGGGCAAAATGAACACTTGTACATTATTGAATATCTGAAACATAGGTATAGAACAATTTCAATCTAGCTCTGGTCTACGACTGTCACAATTGGTACAAATATGCATATATTCTTCATGTACCAAAACTAACTCAATTGTAGGTTTATCACAACACATCGGTATAACTTCATCATCAACAATATTATCATAACAATTCATTCAAAACACCTCTTCTCCAAACTTTTCTCTACATTCTTTACTACAAAATATATTAAAATTTCCTTGCCCATTTAAGGTATGCTTACCACATTGAGGACAACAAGCCATTAACGATGACACCTACATTCACAAGGTTTGTAAAAACAGTCAGAATGTCGGGCTTCTGAACAGGCTATGCTACATTCCTTTATAGATGTCAATCACTAATCAACTCCGAGCCATTAATTGACGTTAAACAATTATGACATATTGACTTTTCATGGAATGTCTTACGAGGATAAGGTGGATTAATTAGCTCCAGTCCACATAAAATACATTTTGAATTAGGCATCATTCTAACTCCAACACATTCATTCCGGTTTATACATTCCTAATTTAAGTTCTTTCATTTCAACATCATTAGGCATTCGCCTTTCTCCAACAAACTTAATATAAAATTCTTGCAATTTCGCGCCTCCTTTAAATCCCTTACTCACTGGATAAATAACATCTTCATTCCTAATCTGAAGTAATATAATTTCCAGGACTTCTACATACGATAACAAATACCCATTAACCAATATTATTTTATCATCTGGATGCTTTTTTCCCTGTTGAATTTCTATTCCCATTATAAGTTATAAGCAACTTTAGCCATTTTAACAGGAATATAAGGCATCCTAGTAGGAACCCATATATTATTCATTCCAATGTCCTCCATGTAATTCTCTATGACATTTTCTACATAATGTTATTCCGTTATTTTCATTTAAACTTAACATAGGATAATCTTTTTTATAAAATATATGATGTGCATTTAATGTATTTACAGAACCACAAATAACACATTTCTTATCTCTATATTTAATTATTCTGGACCAACAATCTATTAATATCTTATACATGTTTCCACTTATGTTAAAACATTTACTCATCTTTTCTAAATATCTACTTGTTGCTTCAATTGCTTTATCTCTATTATTTTTCATATATTTTAATGCATTACGTCTTCTTCTTTCTTTGTGATATGGTAAAGCATTGTAATGTTGAAGACATAAACCTTTTGCAGCATATTTTTTATCACAATTAGGCATTGAACATATTTCTCTAATATGTTGTTTAACTATAATATCATGTGGACTTCCATATAAATATTCTCTTCTATAATGTTTTCCACAAAGTCTATTTCCATGCACAAAATCATTACATTCTTCTATTATACAAATGTTTTTCATATATTATACCTTTTCTTTCCTACTTTAATTGGTATATAAGGCATTCTCATTGGAAGCCAACCACCATGTTTAAACCATATTCTAATCCATGTTTTAAATCCGTACCATTCATCATGAACCACAACTGTTGCCATAGGTCCAGTTTGACCTACTCTTCTAACTTCAGGCGGATCTGAAGTAAGATACTTAACATGTTCAGTTCCAACTTCCTGCTGGTAAAGTGCATGCAATAACTCATGAAATCCCGGTAGAAGATTCTGCATAAAAATTCTCGGATCTCTACTATCAGCTATAAACCACCAAAGAGTATTTTTACCTGTAATACCCCATGCCATTCCACCTGCTTTTTCTATTTTTAAATGCTTAAACATTCCATTATACTTATTACTTTTACTCAATGGTGCTACAATAATGGTCCACGTTTCTTTAAATTTTTGTCATGCTTTATATCCACTACCAGACGTTCCGTCATCACCATTTAAAATAATACATCTACGTACAGCTTTATAATAGCGCTGTATATTTATCTTCTTAGTTTTCCAGTCAAACGTCATTTTTATTTACCTCCTCATAATGAAATGATGTTCCCCCACACGCAGTACAACGTCCTTTAGAATCAGCTGAACTACATGTTATAGTTACAGATTTTCCTCCACAACTATTACATATTATAATTTGTGCCATTTTAATAACTACACCTTTCAAATACAGTATGATTAAAAATAACCAATACAGTTTCACTCTCTTTATCAGCTTTTATATGTAATAATGAAAACAATATCCATCCATTTACAGCAATACAAAAATCAGTAACACCAGTATCAGTTGATAACTTTCTCCACATTATATAATCTTCCTCCTTTCTTTATTTAATATTTCTAAATCAATAATATACGATGCTGCAATATGCATACAATCATATCCAGCTTCTAAATTTTCTTTATTATTAAACATTGATGCTAGAGCAAGATGTGTTTTAGCGATAGCAAGTATAGTAACATATTGTGTCCAAAATAATAATATTCTATCTAATCCATCCATTTATGCATTCACCAAGTCCTCAATAATATCTTTCGCTTTTGGATATTTCTTAATTAATCTCGCTTTATATTTACAATTCATAACATCATAAACAATAACATCTCCCTTACCATCAGCAGAATCTGTAACTGGTTGATGTCTAAATAACGTTTCAATATCTTCAATAGACAAAGGTCTACCATGCATCATTCTAATATCTTTATATTCCTCAACACGTTCATACATACGCTTAGCAATAGTTTGTAATATCTCATCATACCTAAATTCTTTCGCTAACATTTTAAGTCTCGCAATATGAAGAAATCCTAACTCCCAATAAGTATCCACTTGCTTCAACTCAATAGCCTTCCTTAATGTAAAAATATCTTCCAAACTCCAATGTTCAAAAGCATTTTTCATAAGTGTAAATCTTTCTTCGTTAATCAAATTTGTTCAATATCAAAAGCTAAAGCTATTCTTATTTCATTACTTTTATTCATAGTAATACCATGAAGTTCATTACTTGGAACAACTATAAAATGATCTACCTGCGCTTCAATAGTAATACCTAAATTATGAAAAAATAAATTGCCAGAATTCTTCGGTATTTGAAGATAATAAATACCTGTATCAATCTGATGAGTATGACCACCCTCATGATGCCCATGCGGTTCTAAAAAATGAGTTCTTGGATTCATGATTTTAGTTCCTAATTTATAAAATTTAACTATATCCAAAAAGAAATCATCCAAGTCTTCAAAATACATTTGTCCATATTTATTAGAAATATCTTTAAGTGATCTATAATATTTAATTGTATCAGCTATCAATTTATCCTTATGTGGATAATTATGAATCGAGTGATGAATTTTTTTAACCATTATTCAAAAAAAAAGGGGGATCAAGAAACTATCATTCAGTTTTTTTATCTGAAGGATAGGCTTCCTTGATATGGTTGATTACGTCTAGCGCGTAGTCGCAATCTTGTTTGCTGTGTATATGAAACGTTGCGTCCATAACTCAAATACATTCTTGTTTGATGTCTCTATTAAAACTTGTCAATCCACATTTACGACAAACTAATAAATGTTCACCATAAACTACTTTATTTTGCTTTTTCCAAGAATGCTGTTTTTTATTACTTTTCTTAGGCCAAGTAAACCTTTTAATAACAGGTTTATGTCCTTTCTTTCTAAAATGTCTAAACATCTTTTCAACAATTTGTACTGGAATATATTCATCTTTTCCAACTACATTTTCAGTCCAACGTTCACCACATGAACATTTTAAATGTTGTAATTTCATAAGTTACTTAACAGTATATTCATAGCTATAATTCATTTTCTTCATAATATGCATGTAACATCCATGCTGCATCTAACCCACATATAGTAATTAAACCTATTTCTCCTAAACGTCCACAGCGTTCCCTTTTCTTACTCATGGTCTATTTCCTCCAGTATCATGCATAGCCTCATCATACATTTGTCTCCATGATTTTTTACCAGTCTTATGACTAGCATGAAACATCATTTCTTCAACTGTTTGAATTACTTTATTACAAGTAAAACAAAAAGGAAGAGGAGTATCTTCTTTACCCACTTCTATCAGTTGTAACAAAAAATTTAACTTCTTTACCAGCATCAATAGCTCTTTCCATCGTCCAACAAGCTGCTGTTTTCTCATGTGTAATAGTTTTTTTTCCACCATGATGATAACATTCTATTTTATGAAATGGAACTGTAATACAATAAAGCTTATCGCATGCATTTACAATCTGTAAATTTCTATACTTATAACCATGTTTACCACCTGGACCTTCCCACTTATTAATCTCTGGAAGGAATACTTCTGTTTTTAATCCCAATCCTTTCGCAACTTCAATAGCGACAGTATCTACGCCTTTTGCACCACCACTAATTACAGTATTAATCTTTGGCAAATAAGATTGATACTGCATAATATATGCACAAATTTGTCTAGCGTCTCGTTCACAATTCTCAGTCAATTTACTCGCACCAACTATAGCTAATTTGACCATTCGTGTCCCATCGGATGATATTCACATTCATGTCCAATATGATTCTTAAGTCCAGGTGCTACTGTAGCATCAATTTTATCACCAATTTCAACATTACATGTTGCAACCAATTTATGATTACATGTAACACAATAAATCTTATACTTCATACATATCTCAACAATTATTTATGTAAAACAGACATAGCCATTTCATACACTGAATAACCTAAATCCTTTGCACATTGAATAGCCATATTAGCATCATGATTATCAACAACTAATCCACATGCTTTACATTTCTCACATGTCATTTCTTCTTTTTATCTTTTTTCTTCTTCTTATGTTTTACCATTTTATTTCACCTTCATTTTCGTTTTAAATTTAAAGACTTAAAAGTCTCTTCATCAAACATATCTTTAGCAAGCGCCCAAACAGAAATAGGAAACATCTTAAGTATTTCTTTAAATATCTGTTTAGCTAGTACCTGATGTTCATACAATACGCGCTTATTACATCTTATTGCGCAATATTGAACCCAATTTCTAATATTACCTTTAGCATAAAACTTAGTCATCATATTCTGAGGTAAAATCATCCTCGCCATTTCTAAAGAAACTCCATTAGAAATTAATTTACAATAACCTTCAGTAGATTTGTAACATTCATATTCAATAAGACCTAATAGTTCTTTACTTTTTTCATCACTAAATGTTGATTGCGCTTTAACATTACTATCTTCAAGTCTAATCTCTTTAGGTACATAAAAACTTTCCCCAACAGTAGAATAAGTCGCGCTCCATTCATTATAACTATTGTGAACAATTATACCATTCGCAATATAATTGTGATCCTCATGTTCAACTTCTAAGTCATATGATTCTTTTATTCCAACATATTCTATCTTAATTATTTCAACCTCTCTCGGAATCAATAGATTCCCATTATGAGAATTTCTCCATTTTAATGCATCTCCATTTTGTTTATGTTCTATTTTATGACACGAAACGCATATAGATTCTAAATTATTAAAATCTTTAGCAAGTTTAGGAAATTCTACAACTGACTTTATATGATGTGCATGTAATTTACCGCCTTTCTTTCCACACTTCTGACATATATAATTAAACTTCTTATGAACTGCTGTAGTCTGATTTGTAGTCCATGTTGCAATTAACTGTCTTTCAGAAGATACTCCACCTTTCCAGAAATTAGATTTCTTTCCAGATCTTGCGTTACGTATAGCCTCTCTTTGTTCATCAGAAATTGTGTTATTGATTTTATATCCTTTAACTCCTTTATTCCAAGGAATCTGACCTTTAAGATACTGACCATTGACTTTTATAATACCTCTTTTAGTCATACCAACGCTTTTGTTTATATGTATCAAACCTATAGTATCTTCAAGCGTTTCAAAACCATTTTTACCTAAAAATCTATGTTCTTTAGTACAAGTAATAGTTTTTCCATCAGCCAAAGTTATTCTATACATATGTTTCATGCCATTTTGAAATACCTTCTTTATATGTGTCCAATCAAAAGTATTACGTTTAACATCATACGTTCTCAAATGAATCTTTGTAATATCATTAAAAAGACTATAATATAATCTCTCTATTGGTATCTTATGTAATCTACGCCTATCAGTTCTAACACTAGATGGTGGATCTGTATATACTTCAGTATCTCCACTTACACAAAAAGTCCTATGCCTATGAAATTGCCTAACAACAAATATAGGGCATGAAACAAGAAACGTTATATCACACATCTCAAACGGAGTAAGATGTTTTTTGGCAACTAAATCCTTAATCAATTGAGTCTCATCTGGTTTAATATTAACTTCATCTTTGCTCATAGAAACTCTAGCTGCTTTAACAACCATATTATCAGATCCACAATGCTGAATATACTCAGCCGTAATTGCACTTAATCCAACAATATTCATCCGGTTTGTTCTGTCAAATCAAGATCTTCTGCTATTTCAGCTTCAACTCTTTTCTTTTCAGCAGAATCCAATTTTATTATTTGAACAGCTAAATCAATTCTTTTTAACCGATTTGCTTCATCCAATTCATTAGCAACAGCAATATTAGCCATCATAATCTTATATTGGACATCACTTTGTTTCGTCATTATATGTTCATACTTTCCCATACTACTAACCTCCTATGTTAATTTACTATCGTCGGACCTTCTAATTATATGTCCGTCTACGATTATATCTTTATTCTCTTTATTACTATTATCTCTTTGAACCATATGCCATCTACTATCTGATGGAAAAATAGGACGTCTAACCATCTCATCAATTTCTACATCTTTTAGACGCCAATTAAATAATGCGCCCCACTTCATACCTGGAAGTTTCGGTAAAATCTTATTGATATCTTTAACCATTAATCTATTCTTTTCACATTTTTACTAGATCGCTTAGATCTGCTACTCAATCTTGCTCTACAACAAGGACACATAACTCCATCCCATTTAATAAATATCTCACAAGTATCACATCGTTTTAGGCCTTCTATATACCATCCTTTTTTGGTCTTCTTTGCTTCATAACGTATACAAATACCGTTACAAACTCTCATATGTTATCCAATACATCACTTAACAATAAAAGTGCAATAATTATTCCTAATATAAGCGCAAATGTTATTGCTATCTTATATATCTTTTCAAACATATTCATAACAATCTAAAGGTTATTAACTGGATGCCTTCTCTCGAAGATACGGAAGCACTCTAAAACACGATGATTCTGGGCATTGGTATTAGAACATCCTTTCGTTAACCATAATCATGACTAGCATAAAAAAAGAAAGGGGGTAGTGCTTGCTAAGCACGATGTTGCGACTACCAATGATACCTACTTGAAACTAAATTCAAGTACATCAGTCTTTCCGTCAATCAATACTACAGCAGTGTATGGTCCTAAAAGAGCATCTCCTCCAGTATTAAACACAAACAAAAACTGCCCATTACTAGGAAGGCTAGATGTTTGTGATATCAAAGTTTGAGTACCTCTTTTAATAGACCACTTATAGTCCAGTCCACCAGTATCATGTGTTCCACGAATATAAACTATTTGATCTTGTGCGTATTCACAATCTAATAGTTCTACACCAGACACGATTAAACATGTCAAATCATAATCATTCGTGGTTGGACTTACAGGCGAAGTTGTTACTTGACCAGTTGCTTCTACTATTAGAAATCTATTTTCTAATGAAGCAATTCTACTTTCAAGATTATCAATGGTATTGTTTAGACTTTGTACAGTATTGCTTAAATCTTGCGCTGCATTACTTAACACATTTATTTCTTCGGAAATTACTGTGTTAGCGTCGTCTTTAATCAAGTTCCACATGAAGACAGGATTGTCTCCAACAATAGCCATAACTTCTGCTGCAGTTAGATCTCCCTGTGCTATCATTTGTTGCCCGCCGATTACACTTGCAGTAATTATTACTCCAAGAGCAACTCCAATCAGAATTAAAACTTTATTGTTCATGACTGTTACTTACGGACTTCAATTTTCTAATGCACAATGGCTTAGCCAATCTGGAAGTTCTGCTGTTTCATCTCCGGCTTGTATTCGTTCTACTAGATGTCCATATTGTATTAGATATGTATCACAGACTAATTGTTGCACTGTAGCCCAATGTTGGTCTTTTGTCGGTGTAGTGGTTAGATAGCTATTCAGATCTGCCATCGGACACATCAATTCTACTCTTAATCCTGGTTCTACTGGCCGAACTTGACAAGCCTTGCCTGCTGGATAATTGGTTTCAGGGAAACCTATGTCTCCATTAATACAAAGCCCTCGTTGTTTGCCTGCTTCTGAACATTGGAATCTTTGTGCTTTTTCGATTTCATTGTCCAAATCTCTCTGTGTTATAGGATTAGTCAATGGACTATCTGTTTCATCTAGAACAAATGGTTTGATGTCTGTCGATTGTGCTTCAGCAATATCTACATATTCAGGATATCTGTATAGATATGATCCCTGGAATGCATCACATGCTTCTGTTGCAAGTATCAATGCTCTTAGCTTGTAACTTATTGGAAGATGTTTAAAGTACTCAATTTCTTTGAGTCTTATCACATCCATCTTTGCTTGAAACACTGATTCTGCGCCTTCACCGTATTTACAGATTATGGCTGCTTCAAATAGTCTCCCTTGTTCTGATCGCTTTTCATCAAGTTTGGCTTGAATCTCTGGCGTGACTGTTGGCTCAGTTATTTGAGTCTCCATTTCAGGTTCTTCAAAGGTAATCATTTTTTGCCAAGTTGATTTAACCTCAACTGCCAGAATTTCTGTGCCACCACCTGCTTGCTCATGTGTTACTGTGAATTGTTCTGGCATGGCAAGAAGATTGTCAAAATGGAATAGAGCTGTGTGTATCACTCTGACATCTATACCTCCTGTTTCAACTGGTTCAAGTTTTACTTCAAGCCAATCTTTAACAAAGGCATCTGCACCAAAGATCATGTTAAATTCATCTGCATATACGACTAACTGACTTGTCATTAAGATAGTTGCAATTGCCGTTATACTAATTAACGTTGTTTTCTTTCTTTCTATATCGTTTCACCTCCCATCAACTTTTGTTAACTGTCATTTACTATACTGATATATTATATTCAATATTTCTATTAACTAATACTGTATCTTTATACCAAGTATTTATTGGTGTCAATTCAAACTCTCTACTACAATCTAAACATAATACTTTATCACCAATAGAGTTTTCTGATAATTTACTACCACCACATTTAGGACAAATCATTTAGAACCTCCATATAATAAATTATGTAATTTCATTGCTTCAGTATCTGCATCTTTTATGATTTTAATATATTTATCTAACTGTTCATAATTTTTAATTATATCTCTTAAATTTTCTATTAATATATCACTATCTTGCTCTTTATCAAGTTCTTCTAAAATTTTAAGCATTCTTTTTACAATCAATGTAAAATTATGAACTGCTGAAGTTGTATCACCCATTACTAAAAATCTAAGAGATGTACGTATTATTGATTCTTTCATTTGTTTATTCCTAATACTTCTGTATATTCAGTCAACATCTCACTCCAAGAAGCTCTACTTTTTCCAAGTGCTCCACTACGAGCATAATAACTTGGATGCCTAAGAAGCAAAGAATGCCTAATTCCAATGTCATTAAATGTTTCTAACACTATTCGACCTACAGCAACCATTTTATCAGCCTTAATCTCTTTAATCTCTCTTTTAAACATTGGAATCCAATAATTAATCTCATTTGTTAAAGGAATTCTATTATTTCCGTCTCGATCAAGAATAATACCTTTAACAATATTAGTTACATAAATATTATTATAAACAGGATTTTCATCCCACTCTAAACTATGAGTATATCCTAATTCATGTAAAACACGGATTAACAATTTTCCACTTGCGTCTTTAGTAAACGGTACACCTGTCTGTATACATCCAAGACGTCCACCAGAAATTCCAACTAACATATATTTAGGACTATTCTTATCTCCAACACCATCACAACACTTAGTTGTATAATCTCTAACTTCGTTACTCAAAACCTTGATTATAATCTATAGAACTTCGTCTTTTAGATTTTATCTTTTCTTTGTCAGATTTCATTTATTCTCCTGCTTATGTAACCTATATGCATAAACTAAACAAAGAAACCCTACTACAAAAAGTGCTCCAATTCCTATTCCTGAATAAATATTATTATATCCAAATATCCAAACTCCAACACTAACACACGTACCACCAAATATAATTCCAACAATAAAACTTTTCATTTTAGATAAACTAAATTTTACTTTAGGTAATAATTTCTTTAACAATATCAATCACCTATAGATTCCCAAATGATATGATTAAATATTACAATACTACCATATCCACAAGGCTCGTGTAATAATGCAAAGACAATATAACCTCTAGCCATAATACAAAAATCACTTGATTTTTTCATGTCTGAAATTTTCTCCCACATTACATCTCCACTCCATGAACTTCTTTAGTATGAACCACTTGTCTCGCTTTAGAAGGAAGAACTTCATCACAGTATTTACATTCAAATTCATGATGAACTACAGTTTGTCCATGTATTCTCAAGGTGCCACCTTAAATTGTAAACGTTGCGATTGAATCAAATCATTTATTTCTTGTAAAGAATCTAATGACAATTTGTCATTTCTTTCATGACTTAATTTTACTTCTCTAAGTATTGTAATAAATTTCTCATAAAAACTTTTTGAAACTCTAATTTGATCATAGCTCCATTTATTATTTTCCATAAATCCAATAAAATCAGATGTAGTTTCTAATATACCTATTCCTTCAACTACTGTTCCCTCTGATTTACATTTACCTAATCTAAATGGAATTGTAAAATCAACTTCTCTCCAATACCAACCAATATACGCTATTGATTTACCAGTCTGATGAACATCATATTCTCCATCATCACACCATTTTTGTATCCAATCATTTAATTTTTTTGATTCTTTTTCAGTAACTGGTATCATAATAAACACATTCTCAACCTTTTGTCTCCGTTCCTATCGGATAAGCAATAGGTTTAAACGACCCCATTGCTTCAAATACTGCACATATTCTATCAAAACAAAAATCGCAATAAAGCGTTAACTTACCATTATGATCAAACTGTAATGTAGCTTCGTTTTTACATTTCTCGTTATTACATTCAGTCATTTTGAAGAATGCACCCTTCTATCTTTATCAGTTAAAAGTATATCTATCATTAATTTACAGTTATTTAATTCCCACACTTCATGGTCGCTTAATTTCTTTCCACACCAGGACATTTCCATTCTTTAGCAGGAACTAACTTATCATTCATTTTTATTTTCCTCAAATCTTACAGTAAGAATTTTCTTACTAAAATTAATACCCCATGTACCAATTTTCCATCCACTTTTAACAAGATAGTCAATCATTTCCTTTGGATCATTTGGAACTTCATTCATCTATGTCTTCATCTTCTGGATATCCTTCTTCAAACTTTTTACATGGACACTCTTCTTTAGTCCTAAGATTCTTATAACAATTACAACTTCCATCCTCATTATGCTCACTAAAATGATCTCCGCACTTACACAACGGACCATTGCCATAATCTTCTATCATTTGATCTGTTACTCCTGGTGGTAAGTTACTCATAACAATTCTCCATATTGACTTCGACTTGGGTTGTTATCAAATCCACCAGTCTGACTCCATTCAGCAAATCCCCAGTCTTCCCTTGTAAATTTATATCCGCAGTTGCTACATTTTTGACCTTCATTACGTCCTTGTTCTCCAGTGTCTGATCTTATCCATTTTATTCCAATATCATCCATAGTTCTTTTTGAAAGTTTGTTGACAGTTCCACATTTATTACAGCTTACATTTTTGTAAGTGTCTTCATAACAAATAATTCCACCGGCTCTACCAGATCCACTCATTTAAACAATTTCCTTAAATCTGTTTCAAACTTAATCCAATTAAATCCTAATTCTGGATCAACATTAAAATACACTAATGTACGAATTTCTTTTTTAGACAATGCTACTTTCATTATAATTAACCTTCTAATAACGTTTCAAGAAGAGTAATCTTTTTAATAAGTTTCTTCTCATACTCTACATGTATTTCATATTCATTTTCAAATATTTCCTGTTTTAAATCTTTCAAATGAATGTTTTGTAAAGACGATATTGCTTGTAACATTGGGTCTAGTATATCATGCGTTAAAAACGATCTATGACTATAATCTGCTATATAATTCACAGTCATTAACACAGCCATACTAACTATCACAACGTCTCTAACGTGTATTTGATATTTCATTATGCTTTAATATGCACCAATCCAGTTACTAAATCTTTCTTATATTTATCTGAATGCTTAGAATCTAATACTATTGTAATAAGTCTAACAATATCAGGATATGTTAATCTTCCGTTAACTACCATTTTTACTTTTTCTCCTTAATTCACTAAGTTGTTTATGCAATATGCCATTTTCTGTTTCTGTTCCTGCCCATGTATCTAACCACCATATTTTATGATCTATAAGTCCTAAAAGTTTATAACTTTCTAATATTTCTTGTTTAATCTCAATTTCATCCCCATTTTTTACCTGAATTACTATAAACATATGTTCAAAATCATCCGGCTTAAATTTAATATCACTTGATACTAAATCCATTGTTGTATTCTTATCTTCCATTCCACCCACAATTCCCACATGAAGGACATTCATCTTCATTATCAGACCAATCTATATGTCCACAAACCGTACATTCCTTAACCATTTCTTTCCATCTCCAAACAACTTTCACATAAATCGAAACCTTCAGCTTTTAAATTTCCACAGCCTGATTCTATACAATATGTTGAACCATCATGATGGTGTGCCATTATTTATTAACCTCACTAATTTTAATTTCACAAAGAATACATTGTAACCAATAATGTTCTGAACATTCGTCTGCTGTACATGAATAAATTGTTTTACAGTCTGGACATTTATGATTTCCTGGCATTATGCTTTCAATTTCTCCGCAGGATTTCCGTATCCCATATTTATTGACATACAAATTGCACAAGTTAGAAATTCCAATTCATCACAAAAGCAACCTTTTGGAGTTTTTTTAAAGACTTTACTACTCATTTCTTTAATTTCTCCGCGAACTCAAGAGCCAAAAATAAATTCTCTAAACTACTCATATCTCCTTTAGATAACTTATCAAGTTCTCCTCTAAAAGCAACATGTCTTCCGACTCTAAATATTTCTATCATATTTCAACAATTTTCCCATCACGTCTAAATTCTTCAATTTCTTTAGATCCGCATCGTGGACAACAAGGTTCACCAGGTCCAATCCAACCTACTTCATTAAATGTATGAAAAGTAATTTGACACTTCTTACAATGCATCTCATTATCAAACATTAGTATCCATTATCTCCATTTACCAATAGCTCTCATTTTCCTTAGTTGTTGCTGTCTTTCCTTAATTTGTTTTGAAGTTCTATTTGCATAACGTTTCCTATTTATAGCATTAACTCGTGTGATATTTTTCTTATTCCAATTTGAAGACCAAGCAATTCTCTTTTTCCTATACTCTGGATCATTTCTATATCTCTCTTTATAATATTCACTCTTATCAAACATCTAAACGTCTTCCACAATCTGTACACCATGTTTTATCTTCGACTGTAACTCGAGATACAGGATTAAGATGCATACAACCGTTAATCATAAGTATCCATCATCGCATCATTGTGAGCCTCAGCTCTATCCTGTCGACATTCATCACACATAGACTCAAAATCATCTTCGTTACAATTTTCATATCCATGTGGACATACACTTACTTCTTCTTCTACTTCTTCTTTAGTATTTTTACTAACTTTAGCAAGTTTTGCGAATTTATCCAGTACAGTTATGATATCTTCATAAAAAACTGGTTCGACTCTAAACTCTGTACTCTCATCTACGCGATGATCTTTAAACACTTTTATAGCAACCATTGCATGCTGATCACCCACTTGTTCAGTATTTTGAGAGTTCATAGATATGTATATATACAAACCATAGTATATAAGTAATTACGTTTATTCATTTATTCTTTTTAAATATAAAACTAAAATTCTTAATATGATGTGTTTCTTCTAAAATATTGGAACTAATCATACCAATAACATAGTTATATAAATACTTTATAATCTCATTAATTATAATATTATTACTTTTATACTTTTTTAATTCTTTACAATCAATTGTATATAAAATTCTATCAATGGTCTCAGTTCTAGTTTCATCATAATGCGCGTCTACAGTAGATCCGTCGCTATAATAAATATTAAATTCAAAAACACCTAAATTAGCAACTTCAAATACAACATACCCTTTATCATATACAAGCGCTTCTCTAATGAAATCTAGAATTTTACTCTGTAACACAAGCGTTTGATCCTGTGTGATCACTTTGGTTGAAAAGTCAAACATAGGATTCTCCATAATATATATAAATCATAATGATATATAAACTGTTACTCAATAGCCGGACTTCTGACGCGCAATATTAATATTAATCTTATTCATAGTACGTTCATATAATTCTTCTGCGTCCATTTTACTAATGTTTATTTCATTCATCAAAAATATAAATTGATCCACTATTTCATCTTTAATAGCTTTATCATTTATTAGTATAGGTTTTTTCCAATGTTTCCAATTTAATTCATTTTCAACTTCTATTGTTTCATGAATCATCGCTCTAGTATTAATTAACATTTGTTCTCCTTGACTTAATTTCTTGATTTCTGGAAAATATTCTTCTTGCATTTGTAATTGACTATCCAACAACTGTTGTAACAAAGTATAATGCATTTTAAGTTACCTCCTTATACATTAAATTTATAACCATATTACTATCTTTCTCTATACTAATAAACTTATTAGCAATAAGTGCATCTAAACTTCCTAAAATATATTTTTCTGGAAGTCCAAATGTAAGTAATAACCTAAGTAATTCTTGATATTTAATTTGTTTCATATTCTTAAGCACTTCCATAATTTTAATTTTTTCAATACCTTTAGCAATCTGCAAGCGCGCATCTAACTGCTGATCGATAATTTTTTCAACTTCATCGTTCAAACCTAAAATCAATGTTTGAGGAATACTTTCAATTTTCATTAACCAATAACCTAACAATATCCTTTCATAAATCATATCTTCATAATGAGTAGCAAATCTCTTATGTATCCATTTATACCACTCATCACTAAATTCAATCCTTGTAAGAACTTCTTTAATATCCTTATATCTCTCAGCAAGATTAACTCTATATTCTAAAATTCGTTTAACATTAAGTTTAACATTCTGAGATTCTTGTCTGATTTTTCTAAACTTATAAACATCACTAATATCTGGCATATAAATAACAAACGCAAATCTTCTTGGAAGTCCAGCTTTAAGTTCATAACGACCTGGTTGCGTTGCTCCCCATACTGTAGCAAAAGTTTCATATTCAATACCACCACCGCTCTGATCTTTATGCATCTCTCCATCATCGAGAGCAGATAATAAGTCGTTAATCAAATTAGCACTATGAGCTGCTTTACTAGATGTTGTAATATTACTAAATTCATCACTACCTAAAATGTAATCAGCCTTCTTTTGAAGTACTCCTTTATTAATAACTGTCTGCCCGTCTGGTGTAGATTTAACACTTCCAACAAGTCCTGAAGAAGTTAAACTTCCTATTTTACCCACATTAACAGCAGAATCTCTTAATAATCCATTATATTTACTCATAAATTGATTTAACAAATATGTCTTTCCAAATCCTGGAATTGTTACCATAAATATATGCAATCTCATATCAGGAATAGTATCGCCGTACCAATATAGGTGTTTATGTTTATTTGTAAAATTGAACATATGTGATCCGATAGAACAAATGTAAGTCGGCAATATTAAATTTGCCTTTATGAACTTTCGTTCTTTAAAAATATTTAGGGTCTCTGTATAAAGATCCAAGGTTTCTTATAGTAATTCAGATTTTGCATTCTATATCAAACCTTGATTTCTTAATTTTACACATTTCTTGCATTGTCTAGAATTATTTTTTCTAATATAAGTATTCTTTTCATTAAATTCATGCCCTCTTTTACAACGCGTTTTATCTCTATTGTGTTTATCAACTATTTTAGGGTGATACATTCCAATACATTTTCTACAACGTATATGTCCAGTACTAGGTACAACATAAATATTGTCTTTATTTAATATATGACCTTTTCTACAATATCCCTTATTCATTATAGAATGATTTCCTCTTAAAACATTTTCACGATGTGTTACAGCTTCTAAATGATCTGGATTAACACACCCAGTGTTCTTACAAAGATGATCTAATTCTAATTTGTCATCTATTTTACCTTTTATTAATTCATAAATAATTCTATGTAGTTGACTACTAAAACCATAACCAAGACCACACATAGAATAACCATTTTTATCGTGTGTTCCATTAGATTCCCAACATTCATTCTTATTTCTAGGAGTTATAATTTTATTCAGTATTTTATCTTTCGCTTCATTAGATAAAATTAATTTATCATTTCCGTCGTACATAGAAATGTTACTCATTTTAAATTACTCATACATTTTTTACACACAAAAGTATTACCACCCGGAAGTTTTATAATAACCATATTATTACCACATTTACT